AGGTCGAGCTCGTCTTCGTCGATCTCCTCGTCCTCTTCGAGCTCTTCGACTTCGACCTTCGGCTTTGCCTTTCTGCGGGTTGCCACGATGTACCTCCTATGCCTCGCGGGATATGAGATAGTTGTGTCGGACGCGAGGAATCCGACACAACTATCATATCACATCCCGCTGCCAAAGTCAAACCACAAGACTCTTGAATCGTACGTCTATAAGGTCGTGCAGCATCAAGATCACGACCCGTGCGATGTAAAGCTTGATCGTGATCTCTCTCAACGCCTCAAGGCACTCGAGCTGTTCCTTGGGCGTAATGATCTCGTCGAAGGTCATCTCATTACGGCCGTGGATGAGCCTTGGACAGCATCGACTGCAACTCCGGGGCTGGGGTGTCATCTGGGACCCACTTCGTTGCAGCATGACCACACGAGCACTGTAGGCGAACGCGCCCGAGCCGATAGAGATAGGTTGCCTTGTGTGAGCGTTTCATTTCATCCTTTCCCTTGGTCACTACTTCCTCCTGTCGGATAGATGAGTGATCTTGGTTGCATGACGACGACGAGCCCAATCGCGTGCGTATCTGTCGGCGGTCTTGCGGTTGGGGGCGTAGAACGTGTGAATCGCGCTGCCTCGACGATGCTGACGCGGACCGACCTCGAAGACGATGAGGTAACGATACGGCTTGCTGAGATTAATCTTCTTCTTGCCCATCAAACCCTCTCCGGCTTGTAGTCCCAGATGGTGTGGGCGTTGTGGCATTGGGGCACGAAGTACCTGTCGAGCGACTCACCCTCGTAGATGAGTCCGTATGCGATGCCCCCGTTGAACATGTTGTTGTACTCCACGATCCTCACCACTCTCATGTCGTCCTCGGGGTAGAAACCGTTGCCCTCGATGATGAGGTCGACGGTTCTGCGGTCGTTAACTGTTGCCATTGCTAGACCTCCTCGATCCTGATGGGTGTGCAGTGCCTGCCGATGATATCCAACGTCTCATCGACCTCGAGCGTGATTGCGGCTTCGCTCATGCTGCGTACGTCGATTCGGGCGACGACCTTGCCGAACAGGTCGTAGCGTTGGGGGTCGTACTCGACGAACTCGATGCTGACGATTTCCGTCATGACTCCTCCTCTCTCAGTTGACTTCTGAGGGTCAGATTCAGGTAATTCTCGAGCTCGTACCTCGAGATGATGGGATAGCGAATGCCCTCGACGGTGAGCCACGACTCGAACAGCGCTGCTATCGTCTCTTCGTACTCCTCGTAGTTCTCGTGCGGTTCGTGCTCGAGGATTCGATAGATCCTTGCGAGCGATTCGAGGACGAGTCTTTGGTGGTGCTTCATCGGTACCTCCCTTCGGCTTGTTCGAGGTGTGTCATGCATCAAAGTGATTGTATCAAATCCGCGTTACCTCATGCGCCGTCCGTGGTTAGGAGAATAACTTTTTACAAGCCTCGGCCCAGTAGTTGATAGGGCGCTAAGGCACATAACTCCCGATGGCCTATGGGGACGTGTGTACATATATACGCGATGCGTGGGTTAAATGGAGAGCCACTGTTGATTGACTTTTTACAAGACTTATGGCCTATGCGGAACAAGCAAGAACCCCGCGTGATACGATGTAGTGATGAACGAAACGCCAACGCAACTGAAAGGAACCGACATGCTATTCCGCAAGATGGGTGCTCCGCCCTCCATTTACCTCGTCCGCACGAGGCGCTTGATGGTTCGCTTCACGTCATGGAATCACATCGCAGGGTGCAAACGATGGGGCCCGTTCACGCTCTTCCATCGCAACCGCAAGTGGATCCTGATGACGCAGCTCCAACCGTTTGGGTTGGGTCGTCGTACATGGTACCTCGGCGTGTACTGGGGGCGTTGATGCGTGCCTTCGCCGAATTCGGGCTTGGGTTCTCAATCCTTGTCGGTCTCAGCCTGTGGGTGCCGTACATCGGACACACCCTCGGGCTCATCGCCTTGCTCGCGCTTGTCGTCCTCGTCTACAAACGGGATGAGGCTCGTCAAGAGCCCGACCGCGATGAGTGGGATGAGTAAACGTTGATGTACTTTTTACTATCCGATTGGCTCCCAGGGCGCTGTGTGGCGTCGGGATTTGATACGATGTACGTGATGAACGAAACACCACGCAACCGAAAGGAACCTGACATGAATCGCCAAGGCTATGCCTGGTGGTATTACAATGTTCTCTCTCTCTGTGACGAAACGCTCCCCGAACTCGACAACTCCGAGGACTTGCGTGATGCTGTCGAGGGCATTTACACGCTGATGACGTTTCTCCCGAACCCGCGCAACTTCGATCCCCCGCTTGTTCCCGTCCCTGGCAACCCCGAGACCGCTGGCAACCCGCTCCTTGAAATCCAGGAGGGCTAACATGCACTTTGAAGCGCTCCCCGACGAAATCCGTATTTGGTCCCGTGACAACTTCACGGGCAACGAATGCGGCTCTGACGAATACCGCGAAACGCAACCCGCTAAGGGCTTCGGGATGATCACGGAACTCTTCGAGATCTACGAGGGTGGGGCTCACGACGACGAGGCTCGTGATACGTTGAGGCTCGTCGAGTCGTGGTTGCATCACATGAACAACCCGCAACCCGAGGATTACTCTTACGCGGGTGCTGATGAACTCGTGCCCATCCTCGAACGCTACCACGATCGTCTGTGGGACACGATGGGCAAACACCCCTACGACTATTCAGCCGAAGAGGTCTTGAACCAATACATGGAGGATCATGACAACTAATGGCAACGGTCCCCGTAACGCGACGTGGGACGAATACCTCGCTGGCAATTGCCGTGTGCCCGACGAGGCCGGTGAGATCTTGATGACCATGACGCAGGAACAGGTTGGGTGTTTGATGGCTTCGGTTATTCACTTCATCGACTGCACCTGCGTCGCCTACGACAGCTTCCCCGACGTCTCTGATAAGCAGGTCAAGATCGTCGATGGATTCGTCGATGGTTTGAGGCAGTTCGTCGAGGAGGTGTCGGAAACGGATGGATGATGGTGGATGCAGATCTACCGTAACTCAACCGCATGTGCCATTTGACAAATAGCTTCGGAGATGATAACATCGGTCCATGGCTGAATCAAACTCAGTGGCTCTCGCCAAAAAGCCGGAATCCCAAGTTTTTGCGGAAGGTTTACCGGAGTTTGAGCACGATCAGGTGCGGATTCACGCGGCCAGGTTGCTTGCTGCCGGGTTCAAGCCGCGAAAAGTCGCGGAAGTGCTCAAGGATTACCTTTCGCCGACCGGAAACCTTCAGTCGGCTTACACGAAGCTCAATCGGTGGCGTCACAGCGACCCAAAGTTCCGTGACCTCATCTTCTCACAAGCTGTGGTACGATTGGACCTCTCGTCGCCAGAAATACTCGATGGGTTGAAGCGTAGCGCTCGTCGTGGTCGGGTCGATGCTGCGCGCTTCGCTCTCGAGCTAACTGGCCGGCACGTGAAGGACGACTCGCCTGTCACCACGGTCAACGTCGTTTTGTCCAACGTACAGCGACCTGAATAGGAGTGGACTCTGCCCAGCCTTGGAGCCGCATGCGAACGCAGCTGAATGGCCGCCACCGAACAAAAAAAGCGAGGCACCTCACGGTGCCCCGCTCGTCGTTAACTCTTCGCCTTGGTGGTGGGCACCTTCGCGGAACCCGCGACGTTCTTGGCGAACGCCTTGCGGGCAGCGGCTGCGGTGGTGGCGTCGATGATCCACGCCGTGTTCTTGGCCTCAGCGAGGCGGGTGAAGTTCTTGCGCAGGTAACCGCGCAGGATCTTCGGGTCGATGCCGATTTCGGCAGCGAGCTCCTTCGGCGTGTAGGACTTTTTCGTTGCCGTTGCCATGTGGTGCCCCTTTCGGTCGTTGATTCAGACACTCACATCATATCAACCACGGTGACTACGTGCACCCCATGGCAGAACGTTTACAAACCCTTAACAAGACTTATGGCCGGAACCTACACACACACAGGCTCCGCCCAGCCCTGGTTCCAAAAGGCTCCGCCCAGAAGAGGAGCCAACGGGAGCGAGTCCAAGTGGCCGGAGTGGCCGCTGGCCACGGCTGACGCTGAACGCCGCACGCTGTCATCGCTGACAACGTGCGAACGTTCGTTAGCTGATTTCGACTGTGACAGTCGAATCGGGCGCGGCACCGGGGAACGTATACGTTGCCGGGGCTGTATCCGAATGATCGACGATCAAACGCATAGCGGCAACGTACGGATGATCGTCTCCGCTCCCGAATGTTACGCGTCCGATGGAACAAACAACGTCGAATCCGTCGTTCGTATGCGCGCGATTCTTCTCGCTGCGCAAACGATCCATTCTCTCGACTTTGGTTTCCATGTTTCACCTTTCGTTCGTTCGTTCGTTTGGGGAGCGACCCGGATTGGCCGCTCCCCCGTTCGTACGCTAGGACTTCGCGCTCCCGGCGACGTTCTTCGCGAAATGCTTTCGTGCGGCATTCGCGACGGTCGCGGGGATCACCCATGCGGTGTTCTTCGCCTCGGGCGTTCGCGCGAATTCCTTGCGGAGATACCCGCGAAGGATCTTGGGATCGATCCCCAATTCGTTCGCGAGTTCCTTCGGAGTGTAGGACTTCGCAGTGGCCATATGATTCACCTCCGTTCGGGCGTTCGTCGTTTCGGAGCGATCGCTCCCGACCGCACGGTTAGCGTATGCATCCGCTCCCGTGCGATCGGCAACGACGATCGTGCGAATCCTCGTGTCATCCGAGACGGCGGGCGCCTGACGCGCGTTCGTTTGAGACTCGGTGCCGGGGTTCGCGTTCGCGTTCACAAGGGCATAGTACACGAACGAACGCATATGCGTTGTACGGATATTGTATGCATCGCATATACGGCGTGTCGCATATCTGTGTCATACGTTCGTTCGTGCGCGTGTCACATATCTGTGTCGCGACGCCCCCTGCCGACGTGCGAAGGAGGAATGCGTCGGATTGATTTTGCGCACGGAGCGCAGCGAGAAGGCCGTGCAATTTTCGGCGGGTTGGTGACCGCCTAAGAAGATTCCCCGGGCCGGAGGCTTTGGGTTACCTCTGCAAAAGCTACCCATTGCCAACCCATGACCGGGGGATTAGTTCCTACTACCAGGAGGCGACCATGAACTACACCGATCCGCCCGAGGAAGATACCACTGAGGAGGAGACTCCGGAAGTGGAGACCAACCCCTTCAAGGATCTGCCGGTGGACCCAACCGCGGACAAGATCGTCGAGCCGGAAGAGGCCGACGACGGCGAAGAGACCGACGAAGACGAGTAATGCCTGCGGTCAGTCAACAGCAGCGCCGTTGGGCCTTCGCCGTGAAGGGTGCAGCCTGGACCCGCGCTCATCACTTCAATACCAAGGGGCCCCTACCAAAGCGCAAGAGAAAGACGCGTCGTGCCAACCGGTAGGGCCTTGGCCTACACTCGCTACGAGTGGGATCAGCTCAAGAAGGGCGTTACGCTCCAACCACCAGAGGAGGCCCACCGCGTGTACCTACTGGCGGAAGGTGGCCTCGTCCGATACTTGGTCAGCGCCGACGGTCGTGAAGGCCTATCACCTTCTGTGGGGATGCCGTTGATCCCCGAGTTTCCTGAGGAGTTCGACTGCGACCTGAAGTACATCCACCTCATCGCCGCGATGCAGGACGTAAGTCTCAACGTGTACTACTACAGGAGCACCTGATGGCGCAGAAGAAACCACGCATTCGCATCAAGCCCTCCAAGCAGGGGAGTTTGCGCGCCGCGACCAAGACCAAGAAAGGCAAGAACATCCCTACCTCGACTCTTCGCCGCCTCAAGAAGAGTAAGAGCCCCGCGATGAGGAAGAAGGCCAACTTCGCACTCAACGCCCGCAGCTGGGGCAAGAAGTAGCAGGAGATACACTGTGGCCCAGAAGAGAACCAAATCGCACCTCACCGGGTGGAAGCCGCCCAAAACGTGGCCCAGCGCCGGCCCCAAACCCTGGTCCTCATCCGTAGGCGTACCAACTAACGTGTTCCGCAAGCCCCGTAAGAAGGGCTTCCGCAATCGCACAACCAAAGGCTTCGGCACCTAACAACAGCAACAGCAACAGCAACACCGAAGGAGCGACCATGAGTAGCAGCGACTACGACTCCGATGACCGCACAGTTGCGAGTCCGACGGGCACTCCCGGTGTACCCGGTGGCTGCCCTGACCTCTCGCCAACTGAAGGCAGCAGTACGGGCTCGCAACCTCGTGCTACTGCCCCTGCCGGTAGTAACACAAACAACCAGCCTCGTCCAGAGGACTTCATGTCCCGCGCAAGCGGGTACTAGCGATGTCCATCATCCCAGACCAGATAAGCGGGCCGCAGATTCTTGCTGTCCCACGACGACTGAACCAAGACGTTGTGGTGAACAACAGTCTCAATCCAAGCGGTACGTTCACCTACGATGTAGACGTGGCGGGCAGTGACTGGCTGGCGGTCGAGGGCAGCCTCACAGGTAGCGCCATTGGCGACCTCGCCATCTCCGTGCAGCCCTTTCTCGGCGACAACGTAACCCTATCAGCTGTGGTGCTGGCGCCGTCTACCACTCCGCCGCCGAACGTCGTTAGCGGCCCCAACGTCTTCGCGACCAGCCAATACGATGTGCGTGGGTATGGCAGGGTCCGCATCATTTGGCAGAACAAAAACGCCAGCACTCAGACGCTGAACCAGGCGAGCTGGCACCTCGAGAACTGGACCTAGAGAGAACCCTACCCTACATGACCGCTGTCAACATCACCCTCGACTACAAGCCTCTGCCGAAGCAGCAGCAGTTCCACGGCCTGAAAGCTAAGTATCGTGGCTTCTGTGGGGGGTGGGGGAATGGTAAGACGAGTGCGGGTTGCGCGGAGACGTTCATTCGGCTTATGGAGTACCCCGGCACGGAGTGCATCATCGCGCGTAAGACGCGGCCTGAGTTGAAGGCGACGACGTGGAAGATGTGGGTGCATGGGGATAACTCGCCTGGTGGGTGGGCTGGCGTGCCCAGAGAAGTGATACGCCTGTACAACCGCAGCGACTTGTACATGGAGCTGGTGAATGGGTCGATCATTCATGGGCTGCCGCTGGACGATCCGAAGAAGATTGAGAACTATAACCTGGGGCTGTTCTGGATCGATCAGGCTGAGGAGATTGACTACGACATCTTCCTCAAGTTTCATGGCCGCCTTAGACAACAGAGGGCACCCCGCGAGGGGCTGCTGACGTTCAACCCGAACGGCCACAATTGGCTGTGGCAGCGCTTCATCGACCCAACCCGGCCCGTTAAGTGGAAGATCGGCTATCGTTGCATCGAGGCTACGCCGTTCGATAACCCGAATCTGCCGGAGGACTACATCGACCAGTTCGAGGGTCTGCCTAAGCACTGGTATGATCGCTTTGTGCTGGGCAGCCATGAGGTCTTCGTGGGGCAGATCTTCGTAGACTTCAACCCGGATGTGCATGTTATCGACCCCTTCCATATCCCATCAGCCTGGGAGCGCTGGCAGTGCTTTGACCCGGGCATTCGGCATGAGGGTTGTCTCTCGTGGATGGCGCGGGACTCGAACGGCAACGCCTACTACTACCGAGAGGTGCTGGAGGCGAATCAGGACATCTCGTGGTGGGCGGCGACGTGCTTCGAGGAGGAGAGCCACCCCGATTGGGGCGGTGCAGATGAGGAGATTTGGAGACGCTTGGTTGGCCGGGAAGCGCTCATTCGAGCTCAAACAGACGGTCGCACCGTGCTGGATTTGATGAACGACAACGGATGGTATCCAGAATTTGCAGACAGAGATCCTTCAGCCAGAATCTCCCGCATCACCGAGTATCTGAGGCCGAAGCGGGGGCATAAGCACCCGTTCGACGAGCCCCCACAGAGTGTCTACAGCAAGGCTACGGGCCAGGAGATTGGTAAAGGCAGTCCGCGACTGTACATCTTCAACACCTGTGAGAAGATGATGCAGTACCTGCCACAGTATCGTTGGAAGCCGCAGCGGGTGAACTTCACTGAGGAGGAGCCGGCGGAGAAACCGCGCAAGAAGGACGACCACAACATCGACAACCTCGGGCATATCCTTGTGGCCTTTGATGAGGAGTTACCGGAGGAGAGTCAAAACGCCATGACAGAGGCTGTGGGGCGGTTCAACTCGCTGGCACAGTACGCCGAGGCCAAAGAGTTGGAGGAGCATTTCCTCGAGGAGTTGGCCGAGGCGGCGGCGAGAAGTCCCTATACTGGCTACAACCCCCTGCTGCGCAAGAAGTTGGAGGAGGTCGCGTGATGGGCATGATGCACTTAGTGGACCGTATGGTGATGGCCCCGAACAGCTGCATGGGCTGTGGCAGGGGTAACACGCCGGACCAGTACGGCAATATCGGACCGTTCGTGAACCTGGGCATCGACTACAACTGGGGCGATTCGGGGTATCTCTGTGACGATTGCGTCGGTAAGGCGGCGGTGCTCTTTGGGTGGATTTCGCCGGACACGCACACCGACCTGCAGCGTCAGATTAGGGATCATCAGAAGAGGATCCATGATTTGGAGGCGGAGATCGACATGCGCCGTAATCGTGAGCGGGTGGCGATGAGGAAGGCTAGGGCTGCTGCATGACGACTGTCTCCTGGGTTGCTCTAATTTTGGGCATTGTTATCCCTTCGTTACTCGTCGTCGCGATTGGGGTAATCGCTCTACGAGCTCTTCAGAGCGCCCGGGAAACTGCCGAAATGTACATGACAGCACACGCTAAGACCCTGCAGACGCTCGAGACTGTCCACAGCCGTAATATGAAGCAACTGGACAGTCTACTTGATCGTTTCATGGCGCTCGACTTCCAACTCTTCAAGGCCTACCAGGACAGTGAAGAGCCGATGGTGGGAGGTTTTGAAGCGCCGGATGACGACCTCGAACAGAACGAGCGTCTGTTGGGCACGATGACGTACACTCCTAGCGGCAATCCTATACCCCACGACGATGGACTCTTGGAGGAGCTGAGGGCAAAGGTCGAGGAGGAGGCAATTCTGCGGGAGGACTTTGGCGAGGAGTTTACGGCGCGAGAGGACAATAGATGAGAATCGGCGAGTCTACCACACAGCAACAGCTGCTGAGCGCGCTTATCGACGCTACGGAGTATCGTAAGATGATGCGCCGCCCGCACGAGGTCTTGTGGTGGAACAATATCGCTATGGTGGCGGGAGATCACCATGCCCGGTACGACCCGAATAAGGCGCTTTTCGAAGACCGTGACCCCAATTCCGTGCTGGCGAATAGCCAACGCAAACCGCGTATCGTAGTTAACCACTCACTGGCTGTGGCGCGCACGGAGCTGTCGAAGCTGAGCAAGAGTCGTCCGATCATGGACGTTGTCGCGAATAGCAACGAGCCGGAGGACATTGCTGCCACGAAGGTGGCTAAGAGCGCTCTCGACTATGCTGAGTGGAAGTTCAAGTTGCAGTCGATGAGGCGCCAGGCGTGGTGGTGGATGTTCGTTACTGGCCTGGGGTCAATCTACTGTGGGTGGGATTACCTCAACAAGGACGCGGGTCACTACGAGTTCGTGATCGACCCCTTAACATCAGAGCCAACGTTCAACCCCGACCGCCAAAAAGAGATTCGGGAGATGGTGGACCAGGGCTATTTGGACGAATATCCCCAGGAGAGGGTGCCGTTGGGTGAGGTCGAGTATAAGGTCTACTCGCCGTTCCAGCTGTTGCCGGACCCAGTGAGCCTTGACTTTCAGAACCTAAACGACCTCATTACGGAGGAGGTTGTTGATGTAGACGTGGTGAAGGACTTGTATGGGCGGGCGGCTGTTAACATCAACCCGGAGCAAACGATGCTCGGTACGATGGAACGGCTGATGATGGACCGTATCGGCGTTGTCAACCCTGCGTACGACTCCCGTAACGCGAATGGGTGCTATATCTACACGTATTGGCTGCAGCCGGAGTACTGGAAGAGTAAGTTTCTTAAGAACGGTGTGTTTGTGCGGTGGTGTCAGGGTAAGATTTTGGACTTTTCACCGGGCTTCCCCTACGCTGATGGGCGGCTGCCGTTCACCTTCTACGAGCATATTCCGAGTGCTACGAGCGTGTGGCCGGATAGCAACATGACACAAATCCGTGGGCTGAATTTGGAGATCGACAAGACCACGTCTCAGTTGATTGAGTCCAAGGACTTTATGTCTAATCCGATGTGGCTACTTGCCTCCCAGCACAAGATCAAGGGCCAGATCAAGAACGTCGCTGGTGGCATGGTTCGCTACGTCCACGTCCCGAACGTACCTCCGCCACAGCCGATTCAGGGGTTGACTATGCCGCCTCAGGTCGAGTCGCTGTTGGCGGGGTTGAGGGAACAGATACTTGACGTGTCGGGACAATCCGAGGTAAGCCGAGGCAACGTCCCGACTGGTGTGAGAAGCGGTGTGGCCGTAGCCTATCTCCAGGAAGAAGACGATACGAAGCTGGGGCCGACGATTGAGAACGCCGAGCAGGCTACTGCCATACTGGGCAGCCTCACGCTGAGCCGATTCAGCCAGTTTTACACTGTGGCACGGATCATTCGCTTCTATCGTCGGGATGGTAAGTTCGATGCCATCAAGTTCAAGGGTGCTGACCTCAAGGACAACACGGATGTAGTGTGTCAGGCTGGCAGCGCCATGCCCAAGTCGAAGGCTGCACGTCAGCAGTACACGCTGGAGCTTGTGTCCCTCGGCATTCTTACCGACCCTAAGGAGATTAAGGAGGAATTGGACTTGGGGGCGGGCGAGCCGGACAACAACGACAAGTCCATTGCCCAGGCGGACCGGGAGAACAATGTGATGCTGCATGGTCTGCAGATGGGCATGTTCAAGTTGGACGAGCAGGCTGATGATGCGGACATTCAGCGTACGGTGAGCGCTGCTGTGCCAGTCAAGGCGTGGATGAATCACCAGGTGCATATCGACCGTCACACCTCGCAAATGATGGATGAGGAGTTCGATCAGCTGAGCATTTCTCACCCTGCTATACCGCGGCTGTTTGACGAGCATGTGGCGCTGCATCAACAGTTTCTCGCGCAGCAGCAACAGCAGCAGATGCAAATGCAGATGGCTGCCAAGGGTGCACCTGCACAACAGGGCGGTACGCCTGCTGGACAGCAAGCGCTACCGGGTAACGTCAACGAGTCACGTCAGATGACTGCTGTGCCTGACGTTATCGGTGGCGGCTTGACGCAGCTGGACGCGCGCATGGTCAGACAACACGGACAAACCACGGGTAGATGAGAGGAGGCATAGTGTCAACAACGACCTACACGGATGCGGATCTTCAGACAATGACCCGCACCGAGCTCGACGGGGTCGCGACGGAGTTGGGCTTGGACCCGGCAACGTACTCGACGAAGGGCGACGAGATCGCCGCCATCGAAGCAGCTCAGTCCGGTACGACCACGGAGCCTGGCACCGACGTAGCGACCACAGAACCGGCGGACGTGTCGCTGGGTGAGGTGGCGCCGTTCGCAGGTAAGGACGTTCGCGATATTCCAGGGGGTCCGCTGGAGACGGAGCATGTGCTGCTCACGGACGAGTCGTGGGTGATTCTCGGCCCCGACCCCGCGATTCCCCAGGCGCTGGTGGGGACGCCGGCTGCGATCATCGATGCACCGACCTCGACTGCGTTCGACGACAACGGCCAACCGCTCTATCAGTACACTGACCCGTCATCGGCGGTGACGGTGAGGGCGTCGGTGTATGGCGGCATTTACGTCGTGCCGCTGTCCAGCTTCCAGTCAGTGAAGGTCGCTGGCGGTCGCGCGGCGGTTCATCCTCTCGCGTGAACGAGTTCAACAACGCCAACGATGCGCTGAAGTTCCTTGAAGGCAAGGGCATCGACACCAGCGCTGGCCGCGTCTTCCGGGAGCAGGATATCCAGGAGGCGATTCGACGGGCGAGTGAACTCGACTTGTCACCGAAGCCGAGGACGATGACCCAAGCCAAGAGGATGGTGAGACAGGACCCGGAGATCATGGCTGAGTTCGAGAAGGCAAAGCGACCTGATCTTATGGGTCCGAGCATTTCTGCTAACCCCGATTCGTCGTCGAGGACGTAAAGCGTAGGGAGAGTGAAATGAGTAGTGGTGCAGAGATGACCAATGCAGTCCGGGATCGTATGAGGGCTGATGGAATCGATCCAAGTCAGTCTGTGGAGCAAGTCGGGAGTCCAGCAGTGGGCACCGGAGAGCCGCCGGTCACAAGTGACGCAACACCGTCCGCGGGGACGCTAAACACCGACGTTGCGTCTACGAGTGGTCCGCCGGATACAATCCCGTACTCGCGTTTTCAGGAGGTTAATACCCGTCTCCAGTCGTTGAGGCAGTGGGAACAAGTCTCAGCTATGGGGATCGAACCGGACTCCGCGGTTCGATTGGCGAGCTTCGAACAGGCCTACATTCAGGACCCGATTGGCACGATCACTGCCATGCTCGACCAGCAAAATCTGTCTGATCCCCAGAAGACCGCTTTGAAGGCGCTCCTTTCTCAGGAGACGACAGACGCGCCGGACGACACCGACAGTGCACCCGCTGCCAAGCTCCCTGATGAGGTCATGGAGGCTGTGGGTTACGTGCGTGAGCTGAGAGAACGTGAGCAGCAGGCGGACGTGAGCAATCGCCTCGATGTGATGCTTCGCCATTGGACACAGCAAGATGAGCAGGATGGTGTCAAGGGAATCACTGACCGTCAGCGTTTGATCTACATTCAGACGACTGCTGGGTCTGATAGGCGCTTTCAGACTCTGGAGGAGATGTCGGATGCAGCTCGCGCAACGTTCATGGAGGACCGCGACGCCAACCTCGGGGCTGCTGTGAATCAAACACGAGCAATGGGAGGACCTCTCGCGGTGCCCTCTAGTGGACTTCCGACGGGTCAGCCAGTCGTCCCCAAGACGATGGCTGAGGCGCGTAAGCTCATCGAGGCTGACATTCGTGAAGGTCGTCTCCCCGACCTATCGTCGCCTTAGGAGGGGTAATGGCACTCGGCTTCGCACCGGTTTCGCCTGTACCCCGTGATGCCTGGGGGTCAACGTCATTCAGAGCAGTGGATATTACGTTCGACGGCTCTTACGCTACGGGTGGATACAGCATCACACCGGGTCAGGTTGGCCTTGGGGTGAACGGTCGTATCATCTTCGCGTTGCTGCCGGAGATCAGTGGCTATTCACTGGAGTGGGTGCCGGCTACTCAGAAGCTGCGTGTCATGCAAAACGGCGTGGGCAGTAGCCCAAACGCCGAAGTGCCGGCGAACGCAGCAGGCATCACCGGGCTAGTAGCAAGATGCTTGTTCCTCGGTTACGGCAACGGATAACAGGAGGTGACATAGATGGCAATGCAAACCACAGCAAGCGCTGACGCGATCCTGCAGAACTACTACCTGCCTGTTGTTCGGGAGATGCTCAATCAGCGGGCGATCCTGCTGTTCGGGTATTCTCCGGCCGAGCTGGAGGCTGGCTCGGGTACGGCGAATGCCGCAGGTGGCGAGACGATGGACTACGCGGGCATCTCGAAGGACGCGGAGATCGTCGAGTTCGCCGGTCGACAGTGGGTCATCGCCGTCCACACGGGCCGCAACGAGTCCGGTACAGCTCGCGCCGAGGGTGCAGTTCTGCCCGTGGCGGGGTATCAGAGCTGGAACGACTTGATGGACAACTGCAAGAAGCTCTACAAGACCATCCAGCTCAGCGGCTTCTCGATGGAGGTCACCGAGCGCAGCGTCGGGGCATACCTCCGACTGCTGGAAGGTGAGACCGTTGGTGCGGTGAACGATCTCCGGAAGGACATGAACCGCCAGGCGTTCGCAGACGGCTCGGGCATCCTGGCGAATATCACCGCGAAGGGCACCAACACCTTCACGGTCGACTCGCTTCAGTACCTGCGCGTGGGCATGTACATCGACTTCATGAACTACGCCTCGCAAGCCATCGTCGGGACGCCGAACGTGAAGATCACCTCGATCAACACGGCTACCCGCACGATCACTTACAACGGCGCAGACCAGTCGGCGTCAATCACTGTGGGCACGCACGTGCCTGTGGTGAACGGCAACGGCGGCGTGGAGATCAACGGGCTCATCAAGATCACCCGCACCGACCTGAGCCAGAACTACGTGCTGCACGGCAACGACGCCAGCGTCGCCACCAACACCTGGTGGCAGGCGAACCAGCTGAACGGCAACAACACCACGTTCGACGAGGACGCGGGCCAGCTGTTGCTGGATCAGATCGGTGCTCGCGGCTGGGAGACGGAGCTGCTGATCACCACGCGGGGCATTCGCCGCCGCTACGTCAACACGCTCAAGGCGATGAAGCGCTGGAACGATGCCAATGCTGGGACCCTGCACGGTGGGTTCAAGTACATCGACTACAACGGCTTCCCGCTGACGTTTGACGACGACTGCCCGAAGCAGTACATGTTCTTCCTCCGCCCCTCAGACCTGCTGTGGGTCCAGCTGAACGGCAACGACTTCCGCTGGATGAACCGGGATGGGGCGATCCTCCGCAAGGTGGAGACGACCGACCTCGACGCCTACAAGGCTACCCTTTACAAATATTGTGACATGGGTTGCATGCGGCGCGAGGTGCAGGGCGCCGTCTACAACCTTGCAGACGACATCCCGTAGGCCTGGAAATCTACGGGTGATACCAGTCCACACATCGCTCTCGTGTGGGCCGGGTAGACTAGGACGCAGGAGGCGGGCGATGGAGCTAAGAACGTTGCGTACATGGTATACCGCTCGTGACGGGTGGGTGACCCTGGATGATGATGTTCTCTCCATCGTCCGCCAAGTGCGTGAGTTGTATGGGGACCGTGTGACTATCGAACTGCACCCACAGCAGGGTGAGTACGTGTTTGTGGAGCACTGTGAGGATCACACCGATAGGCTCATCTTTTCGGTGAGTGAGCTTGACGCCAGATGCATTGAACGGTTGCAACAGGCAGACAGTCAATCAAGGGTGTTCGAGGATCCGTACGACGCCGCTGAGCACGCCCAGGACGAAGCTCAAATCGCCCGCGACGGTGCGTACATGGGCTACTTGGGCGAAGCAGGTGCTCATCTTGTACACGCGCTCAAGCGCGAGGGCAAGGAGCCGAGGCTACCATTGACCAAGTCGATGTTCATCCCGGAGAAAGACGATGCCTGACGTTAACGGCAAACTTCAATTCGTAGACTACAAATCTCAGCTCATTGCGAGGGGCTTCGACTCCTTCTCCGATGCTGACCTGGGTACGTACATCAACTTCGGCTATCGCTACATCGCTAGGTCTTTCCCATTCTCGTGGGAGGAGTCGCAACGGGATTACAGCATTGACCCGGGCACGTATCAAATCGGGATCTCGGGTAGTGCACCACTTACCGCCAACAGCATCGAGACGGTCGTCATCAAGAGCGCGAACTACAACCGCAAGTTGGAGCCTGAGGAGGAGCGTCGTTTCAAGCGTCGCTGGCTGTACAAGGACTTGACTCAGGCTTCTGCGCAGGGGCCAACAGATCTCTACTACGTGTGGCACAATGCGATTTGGCTGTTGCCGCCGCCGCAGGTGACGACGGTCTACACCGTCTACTTTTACCAGTATCTTCTCGACATGGTGCAGTCCACAGACACTCCGGTCATGGCGCAGATCTACGACGAGTTGATACTGGATGCGGCGCTGGTCAGGTGTCATCGCCGAGCGCACGAATTGCAGCTTGCGGCTGACGCACAGGCTAGAGTCGATGCTGCTATCAACGACCTGCTGGCCGCTGACGTGTGGACGATGGAGGAGCTTCAGGAGCGTACGCTGCCTGACGATCAGTGGTGGTAGCGGCGAAGGACATAACACGGGCTGACGTTCAGAGATGGATCGATGACTGGAAAGGTCAACCCAAGGAGACACGGTCAACCCTCGAGGACTGGGTGCGTGGGAAGGTTGACAACCTCGTAGAAGACCCGACCGTCACGTCAGCTGAGGGCGAGTATGTAGTTCAGCGACACCTCGCGAACATGATTCTCGACGACTTGGAGAGTTACGATGCCTGAGGTCGCGCCCCTCAAGCCTTTGGTGTTGGCTACTCAGGGTTGGCAGGGCGGTATTAACGTACGTGACCAGCTCGCTCAGCTTCAACCCAACGAGCTGCGGCGCTCGGAGAATGTCACGTACGACAGCGCAGGCGGGTTGTCTAAAAGGCCTGGCACGTCTAGTCGTGGCATATTCGGTATCAGCAGTGATCGGGTGTTGTCTTGCTATACCTACTATCGCCCGAATCAAATGCCTCAGGTGCTGATCCACACGTCGTCTGGCATCATGCTCTACACGACCAATGTCACTGCCAACCCCATTCTGTGGATCCAGCTAACGACGGGACTGAGTACAACGCAGCCCGCATCCTTCGAGACGATGAACTCTAAGGTGTACTTTGCTGAGGGCACGCAACTGGGGCAGTGGGATGGTAGTGGGTACACTCAGATTACCGCTGCACCGGCGGGTGTGTGTTTCCTCCGTTCATGGAAGGACACACTGTGGTTGGCTAGCCTGAGTAACCCGGACCGGGTGTATTCGTCGGCGGCAGGTGATCCGACGAGTTATCCCGCTGCCAACTATGTGGACATCTTGCATGGCGATGGCGATGCGATTTCCGCGCTCGCGAGCGATGGGCTTTACCTGATCGTCAGCAAGCGGCGACGGATTCAGGTTATCACCGATCCCGCGTTGTTCGTGAACCGTACCGCTGACTGGGAGAAGGGCAGTGAGTCCCACAACGGATGGATTCATCTCGAGGACAAATTGTACTTCTTGTCGCGGCTGGGCGTCTGCTGGTGGCAGGGCGACTCGAGCGCGAGGCTCATCAGTTACAAGATCGACCCGCTGTTTGACCCCGCCGTACTTAACTTCAGTATCTTAAGCAATGTGTGGTCATACCGCATTGGTGCTCGCGCGGGTTGGGCCGTACCCGAGGTGGGGTCGTCTTACAACAACCTCGTACTGGAGTACTATCCACGACTGGGGCCCATCTATCAAATCAGCGGCAACATCGGACCGGGGCCATGGACGATGCACCGAATGCCCGTATCGACCTTTACTACAGTACGTCAGGGTACCACAGAGGCGGTGTTTGGTGGGCACCCGACCGCCAATAAGTTTATGAACGCCTTCGATGCCTCCATGGGCACGGATGACGGGGTCACGTACGTGAGCACGGTCGAGGGCGCACCGATGAATCTCGACAACCCCATCTTCACCAAGTACTTCCGCCGCATGCAAATCGTGGGCAATGGTAAATTTACCATCCAGCTCAAGAGAAACTACGAAAACGGAATCTACCTGACGAAGTCTGTTGACTTCAGCGCCTTTAACATCCTGTGGGATGATGGCAACTGGAATGTCGGCGATTGGGGTCCGGACGCGATCATCAAGGAGGCTACATTCGCGATAGATGCCTACGCTCGGGTGATCTCTATATGTGTCACCGATAGTGAGGTTAACCCTGGGTCGGTCGTCATGCCGATGGGCAGTAAGGACTTGAAGCTTGCGACAGGGGCATGGTCACTCTATGCTCTCATATTCGATGCCTTCCTACTGGGGATGAGGGATTAGATGACAGCTTACAATATCGTCAATCCGGGGTCCCTTGTTGGTGGACAGCCGGAGGATGTCGGTCAGGTCCTCGCTAACTTTCAGGCGATTGCCGGGGTAATCAACGGGTCGCTCGACTGGACTAATCTGGGCGCGGGTGCTGGCATTCAGCTATCGCAGCTCGGTCAGTCTGGGGCGGGCTCGGGTCAGGTGCCGACGTGGAGTGGTTCAGCCTGGGCGCCAGCTACGCCTTCTACTGGCACGGGTGGGGGTCCTGCTGCACCCACCGGCACGGTCCTCGATTTTGCTGGTCAGGCCTTGCCCGCCGGGTTCTTGTGGTGTGATGGGTCTGCCGTATCGCGTACAACCTACGCAGCCCTCTACGCTGTCATCGGTACACTGTGGGGCCCCGGTGATGGGTCTCAGACGTTCAACTTGCCTGACCTTCGTGGTCGTGTGGCTGTGGGCTGGGCGCAATCTGGAGGTCATGCAGACGTTTCATTGATTGGTGCCAACGAGGGTTCACTGCTTCCTAACCGTCGTCCAAGGCATCCTCACACTAGCAGTGGCTTCACGCTACCACCTCACGTACATTCGTTTAATGACCCCGGCCATGGTCATGGTCTCAACGACCCGGGCCACGCACACGGTGCTGGTTCCCTCAACGTGGACACGACGAACCTCGGCCTGGTCAACACCGGGGGCGGCTCGCCGTCTGCAGACGTCGATCGCGACTCGGGAACCGCGTACGCCGCTATTGGGGGCTCGACTGCGGGGGCGGGTACTGGGCTCTCGATCGCGGGCAACGGCACCGGGATTTCAGTCGGTAACCCCACGACTAACCCGCCGATCGCGGGCAGTGTGGGTGTCGATGGCACCGCTCCTGATTCAGAAGCCTACATCGTTATCCCGAAGATCATCAAAGTTTAATGCCTGGTACCGTCTTCTTTCCCATCATCCCCACCAAAGGTGGAGATTGGTGGCCGGTTTGGTACAATCTTCAGTGGCTTGCCCAGCAGTACTCTAGTAACGGTGGTAGTGGGGGCTACCCGCCTACAACGGGTCAGCTGGGCAAGGTTCTTACCGTCACGACTGACGGAGCAGCTCCGACGTGGGCAGCGGGTACACCCGGTCCTACTGGCCCAACTGGCCCCCAGGGCATTCAAGGCCCTCAAGGCGCTACTGGTCCTCAGGGTTCGACCGGCGCTACAGGTCCACAAGGTCCTCAAGGCCCAACTGGCGCTGTGGGACCGACTGGCCCGCCTGGTGCTGGCGTCCCGACGCCGGTCGTCAATGGCCAGTGGATCAAGGGCTCCGGCGGCACCGCCGTATGGGCGCCGATCGCGGACGCAGACCTCCCGCCGCGACTCGGCGTCAACGGCCCGATCCCGACCGACTTCAACAACGTCACGCAGGCGGGCTGGTACCGGGCATGGGGCAGCACCGCGAACACGCCGGCGAGCGATTCAGTCGACCCGAACCGCGCCCAAGGGTTCATGCAGCACTTCGACTGGGCGCCGGACGCGGTCGGCTACTCGCGGCAGGTCTACTACCCGCTCTACAGCGACGAGGTCTGGGAGCGGCGGCAGAACGGCGGGGCCTGGGGGGCGTGGATGCAGATCCAGCCGGCCGCCGTGCCCGCCCGCCTCGGCGCGGCCGGAGCTCCCGCGGGTTCCGACCTCAACGCGGTCGTGTCGAACGGCTGGTACGCGGTCAGTCCGAACACGGCGAACGCGCCGAGCACCGGCTACTGGCTCCTCCACGTCATCGCGTTCGGCCCGAACGACGTCTACCAGTACGCCTACTCGGACACGGCGGCCCCGACCGTCTACGTCCGCACCTACATGGCGAGCGCGTGGTCGGCGTGGGCGCAGAGCTACCCGCTCACCGACGCGATGCTCCCGGCGCGGATCGGCCCGATCAACGCACCTGCGCCCGGCAACGACTGCAATCAGATCACGCAGAACGGCTGGTGGGATCTGAACGCGGGCGCGAACTGTCCGCCAACCGGATCGAGCAACCGCAACTACGGCTACCTCTTGCACCTCGACCGGGGCGGGTCGCCTCCGTCAGTTCAGAGGCAGTTGTACTTCCCCGTCTGGATGACCGAGATATGGCAGCGCGTGAACGCTCAGGGCGGGTGGACGGCGTGGAAGCTCGTCGCTCAACCCGACTCCAACTACGGCACGGCCTTCCCCGCCGACCCAGTAGACGGCGTGGAGTACACGCTCGTCAACAACGCTGCCGACCCCTACTACGTGTGGCGCTTCCGCTACAACGCCGGCTCGACGTCCGCTTACAAGTGGGAGTTCGTCGGCGGCTCGGCGTGGAGCGGCTACTGCGCGCCCGGGGCGTTTTCGGGCCTCAGCAACACCGGGGGCTGGCTATGGGCGAACATCAACGGCGGCTCGTTGCTCCTGCCACGCCCAGGCGTGTATCTGATCCGAGGGGACATGGGTTTGTGGGATGGGACAAGCAACCAGACCTCACTCGCCATCGGCGATGCGACAACGCCGACGATTCCGCTGCCCGGAGGCCGCACCGATGCCACCATCTCCGGCTACGGCAACATGACGGTCGCCTGTCGGGCCTCCTTCGCAAGCGCCGTGACCGTCGCACCGTTCGTGAGCGGCCCCGACGCCAGCGCCAGTTGGCAGACCTGCTCCTGGACTGTCACCCCCATCTGCGTGAGTTAGGAGGAAGGATGCACATCAACGTTGTCGTCACCATCGGCCAGGACGACTCGTTCGCCTACACGCCCGACGCGGCGGCGACCCAGGTTCTTGCTGCTCTCGGTGGCAACCCGACCAAGGACTACTGCGCCTGCACGGTGCAGATGCCTGCGTCCACGGGAAACGCTGGCACGCCCGACCTGTCGAACGTATCGCCGCCACCAACGCCGGGCCCACCACCCGGGGAGGTGACAAATGAGTAGCATGATGCTAGCGCCCAACCCACAGCTTCAGGCGGGGACGGGCGGAGCGAGCATGATAAATGCGCCGACCAGCGATGACCCGAATCTGCAGATCGCGGGGTTGCCTGCGTTTGGTGTACCGTCGGGGTACGGTCTACCTCTCAACTTCGGTTTTCCGCAAGCGTCGCCGCTCGGCGCCTTCACTGACGATCAGTACCTCGCTGACGACTCAACGCTGAGGGCGCAAATCGGCCAGCAGTATACGTCTATCCTTCAACAGTTGGGCTACATGGACCCCAACACGGGTAATGTCATCCCGGGTACTGTGGCACAGGATGCGAATATCCAGTTGGGGTCGTATCTCAACGACCTCTACAACGAGCAGCAGTCTAACGTTCAGAACGCTCAGCAGGGTGGGACACTGTTCTCGGGTATTCGCGCTCAGCAGCTAGCGCAGGCACAGAACCCGACCCAGCAGGGTATCGCTCAGCTCAACTTGAACACCTCGCGTTCGTTGGGGGATCTGTACAATCAAGCTCAGAACCTGGTGACCAACTACAACACCCAGAACCAACAGAACCTCGCATCGGCAGCTGCACGTAACCTGGCGGCGATTCAGCAGGCGCAGCTACTCGCTGCCGCACAGCAAAGCGCTCAGCCAACTGGTGGTGGAGGCGCTGGTGGCGGGGGTGCAACTACAGACACCGGCACTATCAATCCCAGTAACTTCCCCACCATCCCGGACACGCCAGCAGTGACACCGCCATCGTCGACGGGGACTTCGAACATGGGGCAGGGTCCGAACTACGCACCTAGGCCTGTAGCGCCGCCAGCTAGTTACACACCGAGTGGCGGTTCAATCTACTACCAGTCAGGTAAGGGCACCTACGGAAGCAAGCCGTTGTACTAGGAGGTACGATGCCGGTTATCGCAGGAGAACAGGCTGCTGGCATTAGTCCACAGCTGAGTGCGGCAATCTCAGCGGGTGCTGCTAAGGCGGCGGCTAACGTAGGAAAGACTACCTCCACGAAGTCGTCGGGTACGGCCAAGTCGACAGGTCAGACGACGGCTCAAGCTCAGCCCAGCGTGGCAATCCCGTCCCTCGCCCAGATGCAGGCTGTGGCACAAAAGGGAGCGACAGCAGCGGCGGACACTCAAATTCAGCAGCAAGTGGACCCGCTTCAGGCTCAGGTCAACTACCAAACCAACCTGGGTAATCAGCAAAACGCTGCTCTCGATCAGGAGTTCAATCAGTTGCTGCCGTATTCTCAGCAGGCGGCGGCGATGACTGGGGAGTTCAATCAACAGGCGTCGTCCGACTCACAGGCTATCTTTCAGGCAGCGGGAGCGCAGCTTAACGCGCAGGCACAGAATGCCGGCACGCAGGCTCAGCAGCTCGCGCAGCAAACGGGAGGGCCGGTTTCGACGGGTCAGTTCACTGACACGCTTGCGCCGTATCAGGCAGCACTTGCTCAATCAGGCGAAATTGGTGGTCTTGCCACGCTGCAGCTGGGTCAGATCGGCACCGACCAAGCGAATCAGTTCTCGGGTGAGGTGCTACCGGCGATGGCGCTTCAGCAGCACGTGACCGTGAATCAGACCATCGCTGCGCAAAAGCAGCAGCTCGAGGATCAGATCACACAAATTCAGGGCACGAAGTCCAAACTGATTGCGGATGCGTTGCCTGGTCTGTTGACAGATCAATTGAACTACTACAAGGATCAGGCTACTGTTGCCGAAACTCGGTGGAAGGACGCGCAGAACGTAGCCATCCAAAACCGCAAGTTGGATCAGGCGGATAACAGTGCTGCGCTAGCCTCGGCTAAGCAGATCTACGATCAGTGGTACAAAGGTGCCATGGTCACGATCGCTGGCAAGAAGGAGTCGTTCGCTGAGTGGGCCTCCGGTCAGAAGATCACACAGGCAGACATTAACTCGACCTTTAATCAGTGGCTACAGGGTCAGAAGCTGAGTCAACAGGGTCAGAAGATCGCGCAGACGTGGACGAGCCTGGGCATCAAGCAGTCCGACTTGCAGGCGCGCATCAATCACATGAGCAACGAGGACAAGGCTACCGCTGAGCGGTTGGGTATCTCTGCGGGTCAGCTCGCACTGGGCGAACTTAAGCTGGCGGAGAACACCAAGATCGCTCAGGAGCGTGTCGATACCGCCAACGCCAAGAATACCAACTCGCTGATTCAAGCCATGTTGGGCGGGTCTACATCGAACAAGCCAGTCACTGTCACTCAGAAGCACTACCTCGACCCAAAGGACCCGCTCGCTATCCAGGCGAAGAACTACGCCGCTGGCGGGCTGTTCTCGGGTAAGCCACCAGCGAACGTGTTCTACGACCCCAAGGCGAACAACGGCCAGGGTGCGTACTATACGTACTCGAAGTCCTCGATGACACCCGCCCAATTCGCTCAACAGGATGGAACGTCGGGTACGTCGATCACTGACCCGAACGCCATGTATCGCTACGTCCTGTCTGCCTCACCGGGCATCAACAAGACCATGGTCGTCAACGCCATCCGTCTGCATTTGGGTCTGCCCAAGTGGAGCCCAGGCGAACCGGCGAACTACACTACGGCTACGCTGAATCAAATGTCGCTGCCTGACCTGACCAGTCTAGCTGTGGCACACGGCTTCCCGGCATCGCCCGTCAAGGTTGGTAAACAGCGCCTGATCGATTACCTCCAGACCTCGTTGGGTATGAAGAGTGGTAGCAAGGTGAAGACTGCGGCGACGAAGCCTGCTGCCGCGTCGCAAGCGACCACGGGCTATCAGCCCAACACCAACAATCCTGGATCCACTAGCTTCAACCCGTATGGGGCTGGCTGATGGCGCCGCCCCGGCTTGGTCAAGGCTTCAAGGGTGGGGGGAATATTCTCCAGGCCATGAACGACCAAGCGGCTGGGACGCCCTTTGCGCCGCTGGGCCCAATCGGTTCACTACCGAAGGTGCAACCGAGATCAACACCGCCACCCGCTGCACCAGCGACTGTACCGATCCCTGCGCAAACCAACATCATTCAGCAGATGAACGCGCAACAGCCCAACCCCGTGATGCATCAGATGGTGCAGGGCGCCGAGGTCAACCAGCAGGCTGTGGAGGATAAGGCGATTCAGGTCATCGCCGACCCGCGTCAATATGCCACAGCTAGCGGTGCGGTGAAGGCGCTGATGCTTCAGCCGAGCGAACGTGTAGCAGCAGCTGCTATGTCGAGCAAGGGGATGGCTCAGAACTTCGCGGCCATCAGGAATGTTGTCAATCAGGAGTTGGGTCGTCAGCAGGTTCGTGCTCAGCACGGAGCCGTACTGCCGCTGAGAGTAGCGGAGAAGATGGGTACTCCTGATCTGCCCAATCTGCAGCAACAGGCGTTTGGGAAGTTGAGTCAAGAGTCAGCACTGCCTACTCAGCCAGCTAGCGGGGTGCTGGGGTGGGGTCAACGCCTTGCAGACGAATACGAGAAGACACTCTCAGGTATCGGTCCTGGCCTCGTACAGTACGCTAAGGGCACGTATGACCACCCCATTGGAGAACAGGAGATGGTGGGTAAGGCTCTCGCCCAAAGTTACGGTCGATCGATTACCCACCCGATCAGGAACTTCAAAGAGGACCCGTTTGAGTTCTTGATGAACGTCGGAACTCTGCCGTTCTTTTACGCTCGAGCAGCGGGCACCGTTACTGATATTGCTCGCGCGAGTGAGCTTGCCGCAGCTGCTGGTCGGTCTGTGCCTACACAGATTGGTCGTACGTTGGCATTTGGACCTGAGCGTGCTACACGAGATATCGCTCTCAGTCAAAACGAGGGTGCACTGAGAGTTGCACCGCCAGCGTACAAGTCCGCGTTGGGCGGGCTGATTCAGTCGAAGGTGCTTGACCCACTGCTCGAGAGATCACTTGGTGGCGGGCAAGGCCTATTGCCAAAAGTAGCAGACAAGATCAGTGGCATCAGCCCTGGCTCGAGGTTCGGACGTCTAGCGCGTAAGGATATGGAGGATGACATTCGTATCCGCGCAGCTACGTTGGCGACTCGCATGCCGGCTGACCAAGCTGTGGGGATCGCTCGAGGTACAGCGTTTGCTGATCGATGGCAGGCGTTGTTCCACTCGGGTATCTCTGGTGAAGAGGCTGCTGCTAGGAACGGTAAGTGGGTGCCAATCAAGAACGTGCCTGAGGACATGCCGACTAAGCCCGGTGAGTTTTTGACACCCAAGGACCTCAAGGGCCACTCGTACCTGAACTTGAAAAGTGACCGTGCGCTGGCTAACCACTTCGATACGGCTGCAGGTCGTAGTAAAATGATCGCCTCCCAGGAGTGGGCTGACGCTAACCCCGACTTGGTCAGATACGTGCCGAAGGACGTCCTCGACTCGATGAAGCCCTATACACCGGGTGTGGGGCCAGCAGCGAAAGCGCTTAACACCATCGACCGCGGGACCCAGATTATCAGGTCGGGGCGATTCGCGACGCCAGCGTATGCGTGGTGGGCAATTCAGAACGGTGCACTCCACGCTGCTCAGGCTGGCCCACTGATGGCACGCAATGCATGGGACCTGAGGTACGCTTTCCCGCACGCTTCACAGGCATTGAAGGATGCTATCGACGCGGGCACTGGTAAGGGCGTCGCGTACGCGCAGAAGGGTTCACAAGAGGCTGGCGGCTTGAATCTCGCAGCTACTCTCGGTCAACACGTTCCACAGACGCTGAAGGATATTCATGCCAAGCTGCCTGAGTTTTGGCACAACCTCGATGATAAGTGGGCTCGTCGAATGTCCGCCATTCACGAGCTCCACGCCGCTGGGTACCACAACGTGAATGACTGGGAGAAGTTGCTCAAGAAGGACCCCGTGAAGTTCCGGACGATCATGCAGGGAGCGAGTCACGAGGCAATTGACTATGCGGAGATGACGCCGTCCGAGCGCGCTACGTTTCAGAAGTTGTTCACCGCCTACGGTTGGACACGCGGGGCGAGTACGTACGCCGCACGCTTCCCGTTTCAGCATCCGGTGCAGGCGAGGGTGAACGCGCAGCTGTCGGCGAATGCCAATCAAACCATCGACGAGTACTACCGCAAGCTCGGTGGTATGGCGCCGACCTGGTTGCGTAGTTACATGCCCTTTGGCGGTGGTCACGTCATGCCCACCTCGTGGTTGAACCCCGCTGAGACGCTCGCGCAAGTAGCTGAGGCAGTCCCAGGTTTGAATCAGGCTCAGACCGAAAACCTCGAGTCTCAACTCGGCCCCGTGCCCATGGCCGCTGCTGAATTGGGAACAGGCGCAACTCCATACGGACAGAGTTTCCGAGGCAATCAACGCCTCACTGGACCTATCTCAGCGATGTTATCACGCTACAAGCCGGCGGGCGTGAGTGAGGTGCTTGCACGTTCGAAGAAGGGTGGCACGTTTACTCAAGGCAACATACCGTCGTTGATGAGGTTGACGGGTGTGCCGTGGGAGCAGTTGCGTAACCCGACGCAGACTGCAGGTCTGGGCCAAAAAGATTACGAGCAGGCGTTGTCTGTACCTGACAAGATCAAGTTCCAGTACAAGACGAAGATGTACGACTTTCCTGCCCAGCTCGCTGCGTATCAAAAGGCGAACAACGGTCAGCCTCTCAGCGGGCAGGAGATCAGCAAAATCAAAGGTGACTTTGATGCTGTGGAGCAGCGTGATCTCTTCCAGCACTCCTTCGCTAATGCTCACGGTGCGAAGACGTGGAAGGCGTTGCCGCCGGTGAATAAGTTTCAGGGTACGCTTCGATGGATGGCTGACCACGGCTACAATCACGCAGAGCTGGCGGCGGCGCAACACATGGAGCAGACTTTGGGGTCGGATACGGATATCGAGAAGCTGGTCAACATGATGTGGAAGAATACGGGCATCGGCCACGCTGAGGCAGTTTGGAAGGGCGTACAAAAGAAGATCAAGCCCCCGAGCATCACACAGGCTAACCCATGAGTAGCACAATTCAAGAGCTGCCGAACGCTACACCCGGTCCGCCTAATGTGCAGAACTTGCCGAACGCTACGCCCGCTGAGTACTCCACAGCTCAAATACAGCAGTTGGCGCGTCAGGCAGCGGTGAGTCAGGGGCTCAACCCCTCGATCTTTCTCGCGCTCATACAGCAGGAGTCGGGGTTCAACCCCAAAGCTGAGTCAGCTGCGGGTGCGATGGGCTTGGGTCAGCTCATGCCCGCTACAGCTGCGGGGCTGGGCGTGACTAACATCACCGACCCCATACAGAACCTGCGTGGTGCGGCGACTTACCTTAAACAGCAGCTGAACACCTTCGGTGGTAACTATCAGCAGGCGCTCGCTGCGTACAACGCTGGGCCTGGGGCTGTCAAGAAGTACGGGGGTATTCCGCCCTACGCCGAAACGCAGAACTACGTAAAGACGATCATGGGCAATCAAAGTAACTTCGGTGGCAGCGCATCGCTAGTGACGCCATCACCCTACGCTCAGCCATCTGATCTGCCGCAGACGATCACCAAGAGCATCAATCAAACCATACCGGTCACGACCGTGACGCCTGGCAAGATGCAAAACATCAGCATCCCCAGATCGCCGCTAGAGGCCTTCGGTAGAACGATCAATAAGGCGATGGATCTGACGAAGGTTTACAAGGATCTGACGCCTGCGACGTTGGCTGTGTTGAAGGCTACGGATCAGCAAATCAGTCAGAAGCTTCAGCTGCCGGCATTGCCGACGACCAGCACCAAGATGCAGCACGTCACGTTGCCAGCGGGTGAGACGTACGAACTACAGGGTAAGATGTCGGGCAAGCAGTTGTCGAGCGATGTACTGGGCGTTGACTTCACGGGTGGCGCTAAGCCGAGTGCTGAAGCCACTAATGCTGTGGCACTGGCGCATGAGTATCTTGGCACGCCCTACGTCTACGGCGGTGAGACACCGAAGGGGTTCGATTGTTCGGGGCTGTTGCAATACATCTACGCTAAGCAGGGCGTCAATATCCCCCGCACGACCTACGCCCAATATGGCTCGGGGCAAGTTGTACACCCCAACGACCTACAAGCCGGTGACGCTATCTTCTTCCGGGGCAGTGACCCCATCACCCAAAACGGCCACGTACTACCTGGTCATGTGGGTATCTACATCGGTAACGGCGATATCATTCAGGCTCCCCACACGGGGGCAAACGTCGAGGTCACGCCCCTGAAGAGCATGACCGGCTACATGGGCGCAAGGAGGTACTCGTGAACACGACACAGTCCTGGATCCTAGTCGTGGAGGTAGGGGTTATCGCCCTCTACGCAATCATCCTCTTGACCCGTCGATGACCGAGTGGTGGCAAAAGGCGTACCCCGGTGCGCCGATGGTGGCGGTCAAGGGATTCCCACGTTCCTGTTACCCGCCTGACGCCGCAGGTCAAGGCAAGACTCCGTCAGTGGACGGATCAGACATCGAAGCCTACAAGCGAACAGTCAGCCGCGCTGGTCGATGGGTGTGGCAAGCCTTCGATCAACAGTTCAGCAACCAGTTCAGCTACGGCAAGGCAGGAGGAAACGTAACCGAATCAGGCATCGCTGGCATTCAACGTCAGCAGAACGTGCAGCCCACTGGGTGGATCGGTGAACCCACGTTCAACACCCTACGCTCAATCCGCATCCCCGAGGGGTTGCCCCACGCTGGGGAAATGGCGATGGACGCTCGTGCCGTCGAGCTCATCAACGCTGCCTTCGATCGTTTCCACGCACCGCCTCCGCCACAGAAGACTTCTGGTCAGGCTCGTCTCGACAAAAGCCTGCCGGAGATCGGCACGGAGGAGAGTCCGCCCAACAGCAATCAGTGCAAGTACACGTCGTGGTACGGCATGATCGGACCGTGGTGTGCTATGTTCGTCACGTGGTGCGATCAGCTCTCAGGTTCACCGAGTAAGAGCTTTAGCAAGGGGGTCGAGTATGCCTACGTCCCGTATATCGTCAGTGACGCGCGACTTGGCTACAATGGACTCAGCATTACAAGCGATCCGAAGCCGGGTGATCTTGTTTGCTTCGACTGGGACTGGGACGGAGAGTACGACCACATCGGCCTCTTCGAGAAGTGGTCGCCCAGCTCTCCCACCTTCACCGCCATCGAGGGCAATACATCTGTGGACAACAACAGCAACGGTGGCGAGGTCATGCGCCGCACGCGCAACAAGAACAGCCAAGGCACGGTGTTTGTGAGGGTGGCTGGTTGAATCCAACCAAACGTGAGATTTACCTGATCCTCTGTGGGGTCGTCGCCTTCGTGCTCGCGATCGTTGTACTTGTCCTGAATCGGGACACGCCTTCTGACCTGCTCGCAGTTCTCGGTATCGTGGGTGCTATCGCCATCATCATCGTCTCACTACCCGGAGGGAACGGTAAATGAGCGCCAACACCTTGGTTGCCTTTTGCGTTGGCTGTCTGTTTCTGCTGGCTGCGATTACGGTATCGCTATCGTTTTGGGAGCGGCGGGCGTACATGAGAGTGGCGAGGCCAAGGTCTGACTTTGGGGAGCAAGTGACAGCGCCTCATCCACCGATTGGTAGTGGGTGGCCTGAGCATAAGGAATAAGAGCTGCGTGGGGGCGCAGTGGGGGGATCATCTCCTCCGGGTGATCCTCTCTGGTGTGATACAATGAGAGGGTAATACCTCTCGACCTCGCGCTCACGAAAGCCCCCTGCTTCTGCCACGACAGGGGGCTTTCGTTTGGCATCTCTCACCCTCGTTTCCCGCCCGAGGGGCGTACGTTCGTTTGTTAGGAGATCACGTAGGCACGTTGTACAGTCGATGTACAGCGAACGGACAGCCTGTGTGCATGTGATTCATCGCGCGTGACGGTGGTTATACAAGCCCACACAGTCTCGCAGTGTTGGGCCACGGGTAAAACCCTCGCCCTGAGAGATACGCACGAATCGCTACAGCGAGCTGTATCGCGGGTGGCCAGTGGTCAGCTGTCCCCCATTCTCGGAGGTAATCACCCCCATACGTGCTCATAAAGTTCCAGTCCATCTGCAGCCCCCCATAGTAAGGGGCATTGGGGTCATTCCAGGCGCCCTCGTACCTATGGATGCACATGAAGTCAGACATTAGCGCTGATGGACTTATAGGTGAAGCCTTAGTCGTGGAAGTAATAGTTAGGGCGATCAATGCCCATAAAATCGCAAGCTTCTTCAACCTTCAACCTCCTGTGACGGAGGCGAATGAACGGACCCACAGTGGTGAAGAACCTCTTGACGTGGGGTTGCCGACCGATCTGGAGGTTATGGCAGTTAGATCGTGTCTTAGTTAAGTGCCCCATACCTAGGATCTTCTGTATTGCCACCAAGGGGGCAGGATCCTTCTGAGTGATCGTGAGTCTAACATAACCACGATCATGGAACGGTGAGGGTCTTATAGTAATACAACCCTCACCGTCAAAGAACCCTGCAATCCATGCTAGGCCTACGTGGTCCATGGCGTCGTCGAGTGCTTTATCTACATCTTCTACTGAGTAAACCACCCTAGCGATGCCGCCCGCCGCCTCGATTTGGCGTAGAGTTGCTCGTTGTATTGCTGATGGTTTATTGCCAGGAATCTTAGCTTCGAGACCAACGAACCGTCCATAGAAGCAACATAGAAGATCTGGGATACCAACTGACTGGAAGGGGTTGTCTCCGCCGTGAATCTTGAAGACCATGCCGCCGCGGCTTCGGATCCTCCGTTGCATCTTGAGAACTAACTTGCCTTCTGATTGACTCATGGCATGATAAAAAGGGCGCCCGGTCAGCAGCGGGAAGGGAGGCGACCGGACGCCCTCTAACTAACCCTTGCAGGTTAGATATCGTCTACGTCTACGTCCTCGAGGTCTTCGTCCTCTTCGTCGTCGTCTCGAGTGCGACGCTTAGATGACGTCTTAGCCTTGGCTCGGGGGCGCTTCTTCGGCGGAGGTACTTCGTCCTCGTCTTCGTCCTCATCTTCGTCCTCAGCCTCTTCGTCTTCGTACTCTTCCTCGTCTTCGGTGTCTTCGTCCTCGTCTTCATCCGACCCCTTCAACTCAGCCTTGGGGCGAATGTCGGCCAGGATTGACCTCATCACTTCGCGCTCGTTCTCATTGCCCTCGTTCTTGATGTACGTGTCATCCTCTGTGGTGCCGGCGAAGACCTTGCCGTAAATCGTTCGCGGGGCGAAGTTTGCGACCTTGCCCCCGAAGTTCTTGCCGGTGCAGGCGAAGATGAGATTGCGCAGGTTCCACAACGCCTCGTGCTTGAGTGAGGTGATGTGGTAAATCGTCTTACCTGCGTAGGGCTTGCTCATGCATTGAACCTGCCATGAGATGTATCTGCTGCCACTGCGTTCGGACTTGCGGAGTTCGTGCGAGACGACCTTGAACAGGTAGTCTCCTTCGGGGATATGAGCTGCGCGACCACCGGAGCGGATCTCCTTATCCACTCCGCTGAAGTCGATTCGCAGTGTCTCTGACGCCATTACTCGACCTCCTTGTCTTCGTACATCATCTCGATCATTCTCGTCAGGTCGGGCCCGTCGATATACTCGCCGAACACGTGGTTACGATCCTTGCTGATGTAGCGCTCACTGTCTCCGATCATAAGCCGCGTGCGAGTTTCTTTGCGGCGCTTCTCGGTGTCTCTTGCCTTGATGAACACGTCCTTCTTCGTCAACATACCGATGGTGCCGACAGACGCAGTGAGGACCTTCTGGACAGACGGTGACACTTCAGGCCCCAGCTTGATGAACGTCTCATCGTCAGCGCCCTCGATTTCGTTCGCCCTGACCTGGGCTAGGAAGACTACGTTCATAGGCAAGTTACGGAAGTTGATGATCTGCGTCTTCATCAACTGACCGACTTTACCCCACACTTGCCTCGACGGTAGGTCCGGGTCACGACTTGCATCTCGTGAGGTCTCATCGCCGATGACGAAGTTGAGGCATACGTTCTGAAGGTTGGTGACGTGATCCACCACCACAGTCTGAAAGGCATGTTCGCCCGACTGTAGGAACCAATACACATCGTTGATATCCTGCCATCGATCCAGGAGAATGTACTTGGGGTCGTAGTCACGACGCACGCTGTCGTAGCCCTGGTCGTTCACGTCTATGATGAGGGGTTCAGGCGCGCTCGACGCCAGCCGCGTCTTGCGTGAACCCGGCTCACCGTAGAACAAGAACTTCTGCTGTCGCGGTAGATCACTCGCTGACTTGATGCGCTTCTGCATACGTGTGACCAACGCATCCATATCCGCCGGCCGCGAGCCTGGCCTACGTGTCCTAGGCATTATTCGCGGAGCAGGTCGAACTTAGGGTTAGCTTCGCTGTACCTCTCGTCATCGAATGTGTAGTCCTCCTTGATGATGTTGGCTATGTCCAGCCCGGCAAACGCTGCCGTGCAAGGTAGGTGATAGTCACAGCCCCAGCGACAGGAGTAGAAATAGCTGCGGGGCGGGTACTTCTTGGACCGCCGCTCAATGTCGCGAACTGTGGTGAGAAATTCAGCCAGTGCCTGACGGATCTTCTCGTCTTCGACGGGGATGGGCACCTGCCGATACCACATCCAGTCACGCTCCCTCAGCTGAATCAGCTTAGCCTTGTAGACACGTTGTGCCCACTCACGCCAGTGCTCACCATGAGCGTCCTTGATGCATTGGAGGTAGGTGTAATAGTCAGTGTCCATGCGTGCTGCCTGGCTGAGCGTACCGGCAGGTCCGTACTGCGTGTTGCGCTTCAACACCCGAGGCATCGATGGGGGCTTTGTGCGGAGGTAATTGTACACGAAGCCTCGAACGTCAATCCCCATCTTACGCAGCGCCCACACGTACATACAGTTCTGTGGGGACATCATCCGCTCATCATCGCTCGGTATGTTCTTCACCGACTTGTGATCCCACACCCACAGACCACCTAAGTCGTGGTCTTCGACGAGGAGGTCGATCTGCCCTTTGAACGGATCCTCAATACCCCACCGCTCAAGAGATGCCTCAACAACGAACTCGATTGCAGGATCTCCACTTGGGAGTTCTGCCACGGTATAGCGATCACGACTGCCTCGCCAGTTGCGTAGATATCCGCGGAAGATGCGTTCACACTCATTAGGCAGGTCTCCGAGCTCTTCCCGTTCTTCTTCAAAGAGCCCTTCAAAGTCAGTTGTAAGTTGCTTATGTACTCGACGCCAACTGGGTCCTCCGATGCCTGCCCACTCACGATTATGCGCCTCCAGCAGTTTGTGTATCCATGTCCCGCGCTCTAGCTGTACTTTGTGCACCCGAGGCACCATCTCCAGTGTCGGGTCTAGTCCTAGTATCCCCGCCGTGTCATAGCGAAACGAGTACTGACGCTGACAGCGGCGGAACATCTTCACTCTACTTTGGTTCCACGCCACGAGGTGTCACCTCCAGGATGGGTCGACCGTCGAGGGTACAAACACGCCACACACGACCCACCTTAATAGCTCTCAACTGCCCTGACCTACACCAGCGAGCGATGGTACGGGGGGTAACATCAAGATATCTCGCCGCTGCCCTTGGAGTACAGAGGGCGTATCTGGGAGTTTGAGCCATTGTACGTATCATTATATCACATCCGCGTAGTCTATACCCAAGCCGCTGGCGTCGGGCGTACCTGTCCAGTGCTGGGCATATTCAACATCTGCCACGATGGGTATGCTTGGCTTGAATCCGAAAGTCTTCTTGAGTGGTAGGTTCTCCATGGTTTCCTTGATGATCGGTAGCCACTTATCGATCTTATCCTCCTTCACCTGGAAGAAGATCGCGTCGTGAAGTGTCCCGACCATGAACGCCTCTCTGTGGTCGAGTAATGGGTGCAGTATCACCATGCTGAACAACATGAAGTCCGAGGCTGTAGCCTGCACGGGTGAGTTTATCGCTTGCCTCTCAGCCTCCATGCGTACGCCGTTGTCAGAGCTAAGAATGTCAGGTAGGTGACGTATGCGACCCAGGGGAGATACAACCCGATGATGGTTATGGGCCACACGACGCTGGCGATCGTGCCAACCCACCAGCTGTGGGAACATCTCGAAGTATTGCTGACGAGCCAGCTCCGCCTCATTCAGACTCACCTCGAGTTCGTAGTTCTCGAAGGCGTATTGCTGAAACTTCCTCGGATACATCCCGTAGAGGAACCCGAAGTTCACCGCCTTCGCCTTCTTCCTCTCCTCCTTCGTCACTGAAGGCCCAGACTTCCCAGTCAACGTGCTCGCCGTCAGCAAGTGAAGGTCCTCGCCAGCTAGGAACGCTCTTCTCATCCTTTGCTCCCCCGAGACATGGGCAGCGATGCGTAACTCTATCTGCGAGTAATCCGCTTGGACGAAGCACCACCCCGGAGGAGCACCGATTACACCACGAATGAAAGAATCCCTCGGTACCTGCTGAAGGTCGCCAGATAATCTCCCAGTTACCGTCCCGTACAGCTTGTACGTTGTGTGGAGGCGTGAGCGCGTATCCAACTTCATAGACCATGGTAACAAGCAAGTTCTCAGCCACTTCAACTCCAATGTTCGGTACTCCAGCAGAGCACGAATAGCAGGATGATTGTGATAGTGAAGAAGTACAGCCTCGCGTGTGGATGGTCGGCCTGTCGCGGTTTTCTCGAGAGGGGATAACCCCAACCCCTCCTTAGTAAAGAGCCAACGTCCGAGTTGCTGTGTGCTGTTGAAGTTGAAGTTCGCCCGCATCTTCTTCGGTAGATGTTCATTGAGCACCTCCTTGCGGACCCCTATCTCCTTTTGGAGGATTTCGATACGGTCCCACAGCAAGGTTCGGTCGACGTACATGCCAGCAGTTTCGACTTCTTGGATCACATGCGAGGCGGGCATCATCAGCTTGATGAATAGACGGGTGAGTCGGGGCTGGGCCAACAGTTCTTCTCTCACTCTGTGGTAGATTTGGTGAGTATAACCCACGTCGTAGCCATTGTATTCTGCGATCTTCCGGAGAGGTTCGCCCATAATCTTGTCAGGTTTGAGCTCAACCATCCCCTTGTAGACGTCGGCGCCAATGACATTTTGACTGAGAAATCCAAGGTTCTTGGGTCGGTTCTCGTCCAGTAGATGTGCAGCCAACATAATATCGAACTGATGGCGAAGGTAAACTCCGGCTCCGGCAAGTTGGGCATTGTCGTGCTTACCGTTTTGAGCCACCAACTTATGTCCGTGTCGATTGAGCGCAGGGGCAAGGTAGCGGAGAACGTCTTGCCAACGTCGTCGAAATGGAGACTGAGGATGAGAAAGTGGGATGACGTATGTGTTCTCGCCGTCCAGTGAAACACCCAAGCAGACGATGTCCCACTCAGGTTCCCAAGGCCTTCCGCGGTTCTCCACGTCATAGCTTACGACCGTGCCTTCTGGCGCGTCCATGAGGAGTCGCTTGACGAGCTTGAGTCCTTTTGATGTTCGTACCATCCGAGGTCTGACACTAACCGCGCGAAACTCTCCATGAACCATTCGGGCAAATCGGCGAATGTCTTCGGAAAAAACTGTACCTTGTCCGGGGTTGCGGAGAACAAATGCTGGGTGGATGGTTGCCATGACCTCCGCAGACTGCCAAACTGGATCCTTGATATCCAAGCGAACACCGCGTTTAGTAGTGATGCCTGACTTACGAGCGACCACCTGTAGTGCAGTGTTTCCAAGGAGGAGAACGAAACGTGGAGATAATGCGGCTGACTCTCTCTCCAGATACTGACGACAAGCTTCCCATTCGACACGGCTAGGTCGACGGTTGTCGTCGGGTCGACAGCGGACCACGTTAGAGACATAAATCTCGTCTCTCTCCAGCCCTGCATCTTTAAGCGCGAGGTCCAGCAGTTGACCGGCTCGCCCAGAAAAGACCCTACCTGTTCTTGCTTCGTTCTCACCGGGCGCTTCTCCTAGTATGAGTATCTTCGATTTCGGGTTGCCAGAACCGCCTATACATACTCTCTCCGTTCCTTCATGTAGGCTACAGTCAGTACAGTTGTGGTTCATTAGATGGTCGAACGGGCTTACGTATCTTTCTGCCATCGGCCTCTACCCTTACTAAGCATATCTTGGGTATTATCTTTATAGGTGCCTATGAAGAGGTGGTCCGGATTAACACACCGCGGCACATCGCATCTGTGGGCCACCACTAATTCGCTTGTTAAGTTGAAGTTGAGGAAGACAAAGGCAGAAAACCTATGAGCCGTATAAGACCTACCCTTATACCGCACCTGGCCATACTTACCACCACTGCCGGTCCAAATCCAACATCCATTCTTATCAACCTCCATGTGCTTAGTAACCTTGTTACGCCTTCGAAGCCCCTTTCGATATGACCGTTGACTCTCACGCCATGACTGAAGTTCTTCTTCACTCACAAACAATCTACAAGCACCCCCCCTCGAGCGAGGAGATCAAGACCATCGGTGACCCGATATGCGTCATGGTAGAAAACGCGCACGATGCCTGCGGCGACCAGGGCACGCGCACAATCAAGACAAGGTGACAACGTGACGTACAGCGTTCCATTGTCTGTACTGATTCCCTGGCGTGCTGCAAATGCAAGGGCGTTCAACTCAGCGTGCGTCGCATTGCGACAGCCAGAGACCTTGTGTTCTATCGTCTCGCTCATATCGCCCCACCCGTGGTTGTTCTCCTTGCAGTGGGGTATGCCTGGTGGAGCGCCGTTGTAGCCCCAGGTGACACAGCGACCATCACGCACGATCACCGCACCCACCTGCGCACGGTCACACGTGCCCAGGGCTGACAACTGTGCTGCGATCAACATAAAGACTCTATGCTTAAAGAGCTCTCGGGTCATGGTAGTAGGTGTTCGTCGGCTTTGTGGACGTGGAAGGAGTAGGCGGTGAAATATAACTGCCCGGGGGTAACGTACTCCCACAGCGACGACTCGATGCCAGGCCTGAGTGTCTGCAGCTCATGCAGCACCCACAGACAGAGACGAGCAGCCATGTAGACGTCATCACGAAAGTGCCGAACGGCGTCACAACTACGGATTGGGTACCACAGATGAAGTTTGTTTGCCCGTAGTAGGAAGTGATAGTGAAGGGTACAGGGTACACGACCTCCATGAACAGCTCCTGTGTCCTCGGGGAAGAAGATGGGGAACGTCGCTTGCCGCGTATGTGGGTGCTTACGCAACAGGTCTAGCACGTCATTCAAGTCGCCGTAGGCGTAGCGAACGCCCATGCGGACTTGATTAGCGTCGTCGAACGTCGGCCAGAATCGCTCGCTGTAAGTGTGGCTCATGGTGCGGTCAATCTGACCACGCCACCAAGGCCATGTGTCCATCGATCTGTGGGGGTTGTGTGGCTCGCCTGACACGCGCTCTTGAAACTCGTCCTCAGCCCACGGCAGGTTGGGCTGACACGCCGCCGCCAATTCCGACTTGTTCGGCGGAATCGGTGCCACCAGCTGAGCGTTGATGATCTCCATAGTCGTCATCTCCGGATGCCCTTCTGTGGACACGCCCTGCCAATGCCCAGAGTCTGCCTCCTGACCCAAACTCTTGAGCAGGGCTATCAACATGTCCATCTCGCGCGCGAGCACATATTCATACTGACTCAAGTTGCCTCCTCTCCTGGGGTAGGGGGATGAGTTGGGTATATTCACCAACTCACCCCCATGATATGACTACTCCTCGTCGTTATCGATCGCCCCCTCACCGATCAACTCCCACGTACCATCGGGGAGCTTCGCGTAGCGGCTGTCCTTGTGGCGGTTCAGGTGTGAGCGCACCGTGTTCACGTCCACGCTCAGCTGATTCGCCAGCGGGATCGGGGCAGCGGCCCCGCCCATCTCGCGCAGCGCAGCGACGACCTCCTCCATCGTGAGACGAGTGCCGTTGCTGATGTTGCCTGTGGTGCCCCTCTCGTTGAGGAGCGTCGCCCGCGTGCGCTTCAACCGCGCGAGTTCGTCGATCATCGGCTGCACCTTCGCGAGCTTCTCCGACAGATCACGGATCTCCTCGTCGAGTACGTCGAGCACCGACTGCTGACGCCTACTTACCTTTTGCATTTCGGATCCCCTTCTTTGGGTAGGATACGGGGTTAGTTTTTCAAGGTTCAACGTTCGTACAAACGTATGATAACACGAACGTATGACCTCCCGCAACTACCAAATTCCTACCTATACAATGGGGCTAGTGTAAGGTCGTCGAGCACGACCGACGGTAGAAAGTCCTCAGCACAGTACTCACGATAGCGTCGACGGACTCTACGGAGTGGGCCATACTTCTCAGCGTCGAGCGGCTTGCCCGTCTCCTCACTTTCGACGATACGATCCCACCACCGCCCGACAAGGTTCATCGTCGGGTACTTCTTTCTCAGCGGTGGGCGCTCGAGGTCGTGGATATATTCTGACTTGTACAGAAACGGCAGGCTCTTGAATCCGTGAAATTGCAGGCTGTCTATATACCACCGGAACTGGAACTGGGTGATGGGTACTTCAATACGTCGGCCAATTTCTCTAGCGAGGACGCTGGCAAGTGCGAGGTCCAGTCCTCCGATGTAAGCAATGTAAGATACTCGGGAGTGCATGCTGACAGTTGGTCCCCCAACTTCACCAGCGTATCGTCTATTGCCTCGATAGGTGAAACCCAACATGCAGTTTCCCCACCGGTGCTTCTTTGCCTCTCGTGTAATAGGAGCGCAAGGCATTTGAGTAACCACGCCTTTGGCGCCTTCCCCCAAACCGATATCCGCCGATCGGTCGATGAAGCTCCGCGTGTCCGAGAGATCGAGATACTGGCGGACGAGTCTTGTCCACCTCGCCCCGTTAAGCCACAGATCTCTACCCAGATCAATGTCGAAGTCCATCGAATTCGCCACCAGCAGATTGTCGTAGGCGATAGTATCAGCTGAGCCCACGACGTTGATCCCTCCGTTGTCGAGAGTTCCACGCCACATTCTCCTCACTGTCAAGCGCCACAGATCTGACATGTCATCGTAGTGCCTAATCATTTGTTCCTAGCTGTTGTGGGGTGGGCATGAGCTGAAGTTGATTAGGTGGTCGTGTAAGCTGTAGGCGCTGGTACTCGGCGCGTTCGTACGCTGCGAGTGGGTGGCCCTCGGGGAAGATCCAACACCCGAAGTTCCAGGGGTGCTGCGGATCTGATGTGTTGCCAGCGGTGAATGTAATCTGCGTCATGACGTGGCTCCCCCGCCTGCGGGGTCTGCTACCCAGTCACGTTCTCTTACCGCACGCCACGTACCTTCGATGACGTCCTCGAGGTCAATGCCCCGAGTGTTACAATAGCTGAGCATGTAGATGAAGATGTCCCCAATCGCGTCCAGCTCCTCAGCCCTGTGGTTACCGCCGCGAATGCCCTGCTCCGACTTCAGCAGTGCGTGCGCCAACTCACCGACCTCTTCAACGATGCCTAGTAATGGCTGATGGTCTTGCTGCTCGGGGAAGTTGTGCGATAGCCAGTTAACGTGCTGGACCTGTAGTTCTCTGATTCTGCCCATCAAGCCACCTTCGTTCGGGAGTAGTTCTCGTAGGCCTTCGCGATCTTGGCGAAGTCGTGTAGGTTGTAATCGTAGAGTATAGTGTCCTCGTGTGCGGTGCACCACGTGCCATAAGCCGCCCAGTACAGAAAGGCAGCAGCCTTCAGCTTTTGTTGATCGTCGCTGATGTCCGCTAGCCTGGGACGTCCGGCGATGTACGTGTTCTCCAGCATGGCAACCTCGTCCGTCAGGCAGAAGATCATCAACGGCCCCTCCACCCACAGATCATTCAGCCCTAGCGCGAGGGTCGGACCATCGACGAGCGGTTGTCGGCCACTTAGAGACGTGTAGATCGGCTCGCTGATGTAGAAACATCGGTCGTACACGCCGCTCCTGTCCTTCTTTCTCAACTGCTCACGCCACCACTCGTGCAGCCCTGGACTCGGCCCAGTGGTAGAGCTTAATAGATTCTCTGGCGGTCGACAATACTTCAGCCCGAACCGCTCACACAAACTGTGCGCCAACGTCGTTTTGCCACCACCGTCGGGTCCCTCGAGCACTACGATGATCGCCACCTCCTCAAGTAATCAACAGCAGTTTCGACATTCTTCTCTAACCAACCCATGCGGGTGTTGCAGGCATTGCATAGGAGCCCACGTAACGCACCGGTCTCATGGTCATGGTCTACAATAAAGTACTTATACTCACGTGTCATCGTGGAATGAGCCTCATCTTCCGTCCGTCTGCATATAGCGCACCGCCCACCTTGCTTCTCAAACTGCTTATCATAGTACTCCCACGTGACACCTAACTTTCGCCAGTGATATGATGCCACCCTTGGCTTCGAATGTCCTTTCATGCTTGTTATTGTATCACATTTGTGTAGTTCCCACGCAGAAATCGCTTCGGGTCCCTCATCAGCAGGCGATGAATGTCCTCTTTATTTCTCAGCCCGTACAGCACACTCATGTCTACTGTGCCTCGCGCGCATATGGCTGTGACTCGGACCGGGCGATTCTGATTGGGACCTCGAACTCGATTAAGCGCCTGCCAGAACTGGACCCATCCGTCGGGTAGCGAAACGAACAGCACCTCAGCAGCGGCACTGAGCTCGATGCTGGTACCACCAGCCTGGTACTGAAGCACCAGCGCCAGGGGTGCGTGGGTATTTGATGTGCCTCTTCTCTCCTGAAACCAGCGTAGGCTGTCAGCTCTAGCTGATCTTGTTGTGCGTCCGTCAATAACCCGCACGTCATAACCGACAGCGTTGGCCAGCCTCTCTTGGGCATCAACCTCAGCAGTGAAACGGCAGTATACGACAACCCCTTCTCCCTGCTCGCGAAGCAGCGCAAGCCAATCCTTAGCGACCTGCTCTTTAGCTCGATGAAGTTGTTTGTCTCCGACGTGCCCGCTAGTAAGCTGGAGCAGGCGAAGTCGTTTGACGCCCGCATTACTCGCCGTAATGAGTTGGCCATCGACCTCTGTAAGGAAGTGCTCAGCGAGCTCGTCATAATGTCGGCGCACCTTCTGTGGTAATGTAGTCGGTAGGATCTGGAATTCTAGTTTGCCTGCTAGGTGGGCCTCTTCTGCGGTGCACGATACACTGTGGGCTCCGATGATCGCTTGGAGCTTGGGGAGGTTTCTGTAGCGGATGACGGTGTACTTTCGAGGCCCCTGACCATAAATACAGTACTCCTCGTCGAACGAGCTAGCATTCGTGCCAAGAATACTTGGATCCATGATGCGGAATTGGGCAAACAGATCACGCCACCCCTTCGCGCTAGGAGTCCCTGTGAGGAGGAGAACGTACGGCCTGGTATGTGGGCTATCTTCTCCACCTCCATTCGTCTGTCTTCGGGCATCACGTAACCGTCCCACGAACCGCCATGCGTCCTGAGCACCACGACCTCCTGGTCGTTTATACTCGTGAGACTCATCAATAATGATGGCATCTGGCCTCCACAGTCTGAGTAGGTCTTGCTTCGGACGTTCAAGTTTCCCGGCCCGACGAGTAGCCCGGAACGTTTCTTCTCGCCCCGCGAGAAAGAACTGCACCTCGGGCGGATCAGCAGCGAAGATACGAGTAGTAGTATTCCACTCCTCGGTGAACGTCTCGGCATGGTAGAAGTAAGGGAAGTGCTTCTCTAACTCACTGGCCCACACCTCTAGTGCTATGCGTGGTGCAATGATGAGCGCGCGTTTGACTTCGCCCTTGAGCGCGAGTATAGCTAGGTAGTCGAGGGCCGTCTTCGTCTTACCTAAGCGGGGCTCGAAGAACACGGCGTAATTGCGGTTTCTCACTGCCGCCAGTGTAGCTCGCGACTGATGGGGGAAGGGCTTAGTTTTCGGCTGGTACTTCATCGCCGCTCCCGGACGCGAGAGCCTCACGGGCGTCCTCGTTCAACTCCAACAGCATCTGCTTCAACGTGCAGGCAGGAAGACTGCGGGCGAGCGTGTCGATGTTCGCGCGGTACATCTCGACGGTTCCCCGCGCCCGCGCCAGGTCGGACTTCGCCTCCTCTAATCGCTTCGCACCGATGCCGCTTAGATCCCAGGCCAGTTCCTCACTGACCGCCGAACGAAGCTCGGCTGCGGCGCGCGCCAACTCCTCACCTAGAACGGGGCGTCCCGCCTGCCAGAGTGCCTCGGCTGCACGCTCGAATACGTCCATGTTGTCCTCCTTGGGCCAGAGCAGGCGCAGTAACGCCGCTCGCTCCCTCACGTCGTTCGCGGTGCTCATTCGCCGCTCCCGGCCGCGAAAGCAGCACGAGCGGTAGCCGCAATGTCTAGCTGGGAGAACGGCTGATTCGCGTCCTCGCAGCGCGTGAGGATTGCGGCGAGCGCTTCCCGCGCCCGCGCCAGGTTGGCCTCAGCCGCGTCTCGCTGCTTCATAACCTCGGCCAGTCGGACGGCGTTCTCGGTCGCCCGCACAGTCAGGCCGGTATTCGCGGCCCGGGCCTGTTCGAGCGCGGAAGCTGCCTCGCCGGAACAGACACCGTGCCCGGTGTGCCCCTTGGTGCGCTCGTAGTACCGCAGCCGCGCGATCAGCTTGTCGGTGTCGACGCTCACGACGAAGCCTCCGGCCGCGAGAGCAGAGCGACGCTCCTTGAACGTCTCCCAGCGTGCGGCCGGGATGAAGGACAACGCGAGACCTAGCTCTTCTCGCGCCCGTGCCAGGTCGGCCTCAGCCCTTTCTCGGCGTTCTGTCTCCAACGCTCGAATGTTCTGGTACGCCTCAGCGCGCCTTCGCCAGTGATCGCGAGCAGCTATCTCGCGAACGATCTGCTCCTCAGCCGCATCTGCGCGTTCGACCTGCTCCTGTCGCTCCCACTCCTTCTGCGCGATCACGGCATCAGCTTCTCGACGTTCGTCCTGGGCAGCCGTCTCCCGTGCCTGCGCGATCAGCTTGTCGGTGTCGGTGCTCATACGACCTCAACTAGCTCTGCGTCGGGGCCGATGCCCTTAGCATGCTCTGCCCTCAAGGCTTTGTGGTACGGCTCCAGCACGGCGTTGACACCCGCGATCAGCTGTGGAAAGTAAGCGCTGTTGTTGTTCTGCTTGGCTAGGATCAGGCCGTTCAAGAACTCCTGCGCGTCGTCCGGATCGTCGATGGTGATGCTAATCTTACGTGCCTTGAATTCCACAGTAGCCATGGTGCTATCTCCTTTTCTGTTTGATCTGCTTGACCTCGTACGGCTGGTTGCTTCGCCGCATATGTACGTCCTTGTTCGTACAACCGCAGGTGGGACAGACAAGTAGGGCTAACTTTCTCTCCTTCCACTCATACCTTTGTTTGCTTGAGCTCCACTCCTTTCTCAGGGCGTAGAATGTCTGGTGATCGGAGCTGCGCTTGAATTTTCTCAGGGTCATGCAATAAGGACACCATCGCCATGGGCGGGGTACTTTATTGACGTAGTGGAGTGGGATATCATAGCCCACCTGGCGTGAGACTATGCAGGCACGATTGTCCACGTATTGTGCTTTGGTGGCGATGAAGTGTATGGCGCCACCGGCGGTCTGAAAAAGCTTACGCTTTTTCTTGCCGTCTTTGGGGCTGCGCCACACCACGGCCCACGGGTACTTGTTGACGATCTGGCCCCACAGTAAGGGACGGGCGATACAATCTCTGACTCCGCCGGGCACTCGCCAGCGGTGAGCGTGTGCATAGTAATAGCCGTCGTTGTGTATGCCCAGCAGCAGGCGCTGATGCCGCCGCTCAATGATTATTTGCACCCTGGGGTTGCCTGTGTACCTGCCATTGAGCGCGCGGCCAGTCTCGCCTGAGTCGTAGAGCCGAGAGATGTTGGCTCGAGGTCTGGTTGTATTTGCGCGAAGCACTCTGCGCACATCGGTAGGCTGTACCGCCCCCTGGGCGTCAGTACCACGCTGACGGCGCTTCTTTCTGGGTGGTACAGACATTGACTAACCTCCCGCCTCGTCATCGTACGCCTCGCCGAAGTCGATGAACTCGCTGGTGATCGCTGTCATCTCCTCGGTCAATCGCTCAATCTTCTGCGTGAAGTTCTCCCTCACGTGCTGTGGATATCGATCGATCACCGATTCTATCAACCCCACCACGATCAACAGATCGATCGCCTGGTTATTTAACGCTACCCGTTCATCACTCATAGTCCCCCTCTATGACCCCTACTTGTTAGTACCACTCCCTCTTGGGTACATATTGCCAGATCTCCCTGTCCAACTCAAACTGCAGTCTATCTTTGTTCACGGGTACGTCCATAACGTGAAGTAGAAACAACACGTCTCTCGTCACCTGCGCTCGCGTCTTGCCCGGGAGAAAGACTCTATCAGGTGCACGTCTCGTCACCTTAATGTGCAGATAGTCCTCCACCCACGATAGATTATAAGACATTCTTGTCACTAGATGTCTCCTGTGCTTTTTGAGGATAGTAGCTTAAGTCCTCGTTGTGTTCGTGTGTAACGATCATATCAAATCCCGTTTGGGCTTGTCGTGTGATGTGTCAGCGCCGCCTGTGGTAAGACCACTCGCGTGTGATACAATGGTGATATGAGCGATGAACTCTACCCATAAGGACGTGATATCCCGTGGCAGATCTTGACGTTAAGCTAATAGACGCCGAAGACTTTCTCGAAATAGTCTGGGGCGACCGCGAAGGCTGGATCGACCTACCCTCGAAAGCCGGCAAGTACTGGATACCTTGGCACGACTATTACTCCGGTGAAGTCGACGGCTTTATGACCCACAGAATCGATGACTGTATCAAAGACGGTGAAAGTTTGTACTTCTCCGCGGCCTTGTTCTCCGCTCGAGGTCGACGGTTTGGGGAGATGCTGAATTCGTGGTGGCTGTGGGCCGACTTGGATGAGATATCACCGAGCGGGGTGCCGACGGAGCTGATGCCTACTATTGCTTGGGAGACGTCGCCGGGGCGATATCAGGCTATGTGGAAGCTTGTACGTGCTGTGTCTGGAGTTGGGTTTGATAAGGTGAACCGCGCGTTGTCGTATCATCTTGGGGCTGACCACGGGGGATGGGATCGTACACAGGTGCTGCGACTTCCAGGCACAGTGAACTTCAAGTACGCTGGTGCGCCGTTAGTGCGTCTCTTGTGGGTGAATGAGCTGGTGTATGATGCGAGGTCGGTGTGGGCGTTGGTCAAGGAATCCTCCCCTGGAGGGGAAGGTATCGGGCGCGAAGGCAAGATCATTCTCCCGCGTAAGGCGATGCCCGCGAGCGTGCGTAGTCTGCTGACCAAGGAGGTGTCGACTGGCCAACGGTCCAACGTGATGTGGCGCGCGCAATGCGGGTTGGCTGAGGCTGGCTGGAACGCTGACGAGATCTATAACGTGCTGTGGCAGGCACCGTGGAATAAGTGGCGGGACGTGAACTCTGGGCGTGAGCGTATGCAGGCCGAGATCCGCAAGGCCATCAACTGGGTGCTTCGGAAGGCGGTGCTCAATGAGGCGCGAAGAGATCAAACGCCGGCTGATACTTACAGCGAGCGCGTGGGAGCCGTCGATAGATCTGGCGATGGAAGTGCTGATCTGGGACGAGGTGACGAGGATACTGGCGAACGGGGGTCCGATCCTGAGTATGACGCCGGAGACGACGCCCGCCTCGTACTACCGTGGCGAGACTACTGGTCCTTTATGGGTGATGCTATGGATGACCCCAAATGGTTGATACGGGGGATATGGACAGCGGGTAGTCAAGGCATTCTTGGCGGTGAGCCCAAGACCTCGAAGACAACACTAGCACTCGGTATTGCGATGAGCGTCGCGTCGGGCCAGCCGCTCTTCGGTGACCCACAGTACAAGGTGACCGACCCAGGGCCAGTGATCTTCGTGCAAGAAGAGAACGCACCGTGGCTGATGCAAGACAGGATGCGAAAGATCGCCGGCATGCTTGGGTTGTTGGGTGAAGTGCGGGAGAACGGCGACTCACTAGATATTGCCTTTCCCCAGGAGTTACCGATCACCCTGCTCAACAACTACGGTCTGGACTTGACGCGCGAAGAACACCGAGACGCACTGTGGCTGGAGTGCGAGAAGAAGAGACCGCGCCTGGTGGTGCTTGACCCGTTGTATCTCGTACTCGCAGGCGTCAACTTCAATCAGGCCCACGAGTTAGCGCCGTATCTGAAGTGGGTACTCGACTTGAGCAACGAGTTCAAGTGCTCGGTGATGATTATCCACCACTTCCGAAAGGCCCAACAAAACGCTTCGACTGAGTATGCCACAGTACGTCCCGGGCAACGGTTGATGGGTAACGCGACCCTACACGGGTTCGTCGACTCAGGCTTGTACACGGAGCAGGGTTCACCGGACCCGTCATTGAACCCACGCACGCTCGTAACTCGTGTTTACCGTGAGTTCCGGTCGGTTGAACCACAGAAATCTCTAGAGTTCGCCTTTAAGATTGGTCGTGGTGGATCAGGTAAGTTTGAGGCGACGATCGAAGTTGAGGACTACAAAAGAGCTATCCGTGACATGATTCGTCAACAGCCGGGAATTACTCTCCGGCAGCTTTCAAGCGAATCGGGGTTGCATAAAGGTACGATCCTCGAGTATTGCCGAACTTCCAAATGGATCTCAATGACATCCACGCGACGTGGGCGTAGTGGGATTCAGTATTCACTTTACCCCACAGAGAATGGTGACTCGCAGGGCGATTAAACTACGTTATGGGCATTTCAATAAGTGGTGGACTACGTGCTAGTTTTGAAGAAGGGTGTGTAACTTTAGTACCCATAAAGGGTACGTTACACATCATTCGTCACTAGGTCAGGGAGGGGTATTGAGATATGGCTTCTGAGTTCATTGCACGCCCGACACAATTGCTTTGTCGTCTGTTGAGAATACATCCGAACGATCGCGTCTTTATGGCCGGCCGAATGAGTGTTGCCTTGGAGATCGTCACCGTGATGCGCACTTTGGACGAAATCCCGTCGGTGATGCTCCCGAACGAAACAGCTGTGGTCCAGTCGGTGCTTCAAACCTTGCTGGTCGATCAGGATCTGATCCATGCATCTGTGGTGTACGATGAGCTTAGCGCGACTCGGCGGCCCGTTTTTGTGCCCGTTCCTTCGCACGAAGGTAGCGTTGCTTCTGGCGGACCGCCGTCGTCTTCTTCTGTTGACGAAGAGCCCGCGAGTTCGCAGCTTCCCATTCCGCTGATTCGTGCACTTGTTGAGGCACGTCAAAGTCCCGATGTTTCTCCCACCTCCGCGTCAGTGGAACTGCGCGACGTAGAAGATGAAACCACGCCGAGCGAGTGATGTAGACTTCGCCGGAGTAGGGGCTGCTGGTGGCGATGCGAACGTACCCCGGTTGGAATTCGATGGTCAAGCGTTGAACGCCGTTGGCCAACCTGATCTGTGGGCCATGACCGTGGCGAATCGTGTAGCGCTCGAATATGTGCCTTGTCTTCTTCATGTTCCCCTCGCACTCGTCGTAACGACGACACAAAGTGTCGTGTCCCGTGGCGTCTATAGGCGTCTGGGGCGCGAAACCATGACGACGATGTACGTACGTACATCACATCGGTCCTCGCGACCAGAGACGCCAGTGGTTGATGTACGTGCTCATCAGGCCAAAAAAGAGGGGACGACGGTTGCCCATCGCCCCCTCCTTTGTGGTGACTACTTGCGGCGTGTTGATTTCTTCGCCGTCGTGGTGGTCGTGGTGGTCGTCGCCTTCTTCCGGGTGCGCTTGGGGGGCGGGGCCTCTTCCTCTTCGTCCTCGTCCTCCTCGTCGAGGTCTTCGAGATCGTCCTCCTCGATCTCTTCTTCCTCGTCCTCGGGCTCGACCTTCTTCTTCGTCTTGCGCGTCTTCCCGACCTTCTCCTTCAGCTCCTCGAGGCGCTGGTCACGCGACTCCAACAGCGCTTCGCGTGCCTCCTCGAGGTCCTCGAAGCCCATCGCCTCGAGCGCCGCTGCGAGACTGGGCCACTCGTACCGGCCCTGCTCGTTCTTGGCGGTCTCGTTGAGCCCCTTCTGCCTGAGCAAGACCCTGAGCTCGCGACCGTTGACCTTCTTCGCCTTGGTCGACAGCGCCTCTGCCACGTCCTGTGCGCTGACCGAGTTCTTCTTGACAGGCTTCTTCGCGGCCTTCTTGACCGGTGGGGCCTTCTTCGTCTTCTTCGCGGCGGGGACTTCGTCGTCCTCTTCCTCATCCTCTTCTTCGTCGTCCTCCTCTTCCTCGTCCTCATCGATCTCCTCGTCCTCCTCTTCGTCAGCCAGGTCGTCGAGGTCGAGCTCGTCTTCGTCGATCTCCTCGTCCTCTTCGAGCTCTTCGACTTCGACCTTCGGCTTTGCCTTTCTGCGGGTTGCCACGATGTACCTCCTATGCCTCGCGGGATATGAGATAGTTGTGT